AATGACATTTTACACATCTTCCTCATCGGCTAGAGTTGGTTTTGGTACTACAGTACCAGATGGTACGTTTCAAATTGCGAAAGCAGGATCAATTGCCAATCAAACTAAATATCCTGATGAAACTAATATTGTAATAAATAATACAAGTAATGGATTTAGTGGTTCAACACACCCTAACAGTGCAGCGTTTAGATTTGATCATGGAACAGGAGAAGATCCAGGTGGTTTAATTACATCAAAACGTTTACCGAGTTGGGATACTGGAGAAAAAAGTACCTCTTTAGAAATATGGAATGCTTCAGGAGAAACCCTAATAAAAAGAATTGAAATATTACCTGATGGACAAACTACAATATCAGGTAATACTATTATAGATGGGTCACTTAGAATAACTGATATAGGAAGTGCAACCCCTATAGGTAATTTAGGGTTTGATGTTGACGGTAATGTAATTAGAGGCGTTATTGGTGGTGGTGGATCAGAAATTACAGGATATACTTATAACCCTACGAATAATACTTTGAGTATTGGGTTAAGTGGTGGTACTTCTTTTGATGCAACTATTAATGTAGTAAGTGGGTTAACAGTAACTAATGATTTAATAGTTAGTGGTAACACCGGAATTGGGACAGATACTCCTTCACAAAAACTACATGTTGAGGATGGGGAAATTTTTGTTAACCACAATCAAAATGCAAATACTAGAATAGAAATTAAAAATGTTAATACCGGTGCAGAAGCCAGAGCATCATTAAGTTTAACTGTTGATGGTTTAAATGGTTTTGAAACAGGTGGTGTTATGACATACATTGGGGATAATTTTAATTCCGTTGGTACTTTTCAAGGAAAATATTTACCTAACTCCTTAAACATAACTACAGGTGGTGGTGGACCGGATGATAGAGCACATATTAATATTGGACCTAGGGCGACAACTGGTGAAACAAGATTCTTTAGTGGTAGTGATGACTTTGATGATAGTACATTAATAGGTAGATTTTTCACAACAGGTTTAACAACCACTAATGATAAATTTATTAATACAGATAAAATAAGAGTTAGAGGGGGTGCAAACAACGGATATGTATTAACTTCTGATGCAGATGGTGTGGGTACATGGCAATCTATTGGTAGTGCCGGTGGAGGACAAACTATTACTGGTTATACTTATAACCCCACTAACAATACATTTAGTATTGGTATTAGTGGAAGTACACCTTTTACTGCAACTATTAATGAAATGAGTGGTTTAACAATTAATGGGACTTTATCTGCCACAACATATTTAGGAATTAATACTTATTGGGAAACTGAAAATGGAGGATTAAAAAGTATTAACCAAAATGCTGGTACAATTAGTGGGACATCAACTGGTTCTATATTAGTAGGGGGTTATTTTACTAACAATAATATTACTGACAGTTTAGCGTCTACAATAATAAATGGTGGTAGTAATACCTTAAGTGGTGGATCCGCATCCGCTATTATCTCAACTAATAATTCAAGCATTCTTAGCCGAAATGGTTCAAATATTGATTATAGTGTTATAATAGGGGGGCAAAGTCATTCTATTAGTGATATTAGTAGTGATTCAGATAGAACAGTAATTATTGGGGGTGGTACAAACAATGTAACAGATAGTAGGGATTGTGTACTAATCGGATCAACATTAACCAATTTAATTGGGCCATCCACTAATGCTGGATTCTATAGTACTGTAACTTCAAGTGGAACTAATATGGTACAATCGGCAATTGTAGGTGGTTCAGCACATTCTTTAGTAGGTACATCTGATTCCGCAATTATTGGTGGTTCTACTCATAAGTTAACTGGAGATAGATCAGTTATTTTAGGTGGTAGTGACATTAGTGGTACTACAAATGATACAGTATATGTACCCCAATTAAATATAAGTGAGGTTGGTAATGGTACTTCACTATATAATTTAGGAATTGATGCAGATGGATTTGTAGTGACAGGTACAACTAGTGGTGGTGGTACTATGTCATTCACAGTAGCTGGAGATAACGGTACACCTTTTTCTATAACTTCTGGCGACACACTTACTTTTGAGGGGTCTACAGGTATTGACGTAGGAGTCGGTGCGAGCGATAACGTATTAATTGCGGTAGACTATTCAGGTGTGGATTCAGTTATTATGGCGGCGACTAATGGAACTGGTATAACAGTAGATGGTGCAAACGATAAATTACTTATATATGATAATGATGCAGCAACAGTAAAATATATTAATGCTAACCAACTTCCTTCTAGTGGGGCGGCTAGTACTCCAATAACCGGATATTCTTATAATCCCGCTAGTAATACTTTCACTATAGGTTTAAGTGGTGGAACTTCTTTTGATTCACAAATTTTAGAAGTTAGTGGTATTACTGTTAATGGTGATATAATTCAAACTGATACTAGTTCTACTTTTAGTAATGGTAATTATTTAGAGATTGGAACTGGTTTTGCCAATACGGGACAACTAACCTTTAATGCTAATCATGATGGTGGAGTTGGGACAAACACATATACTCCGGTCTTTGCAGGTAATGTGAATGCTGGTATGACAGTTATTAAAATGCCAAGTGGTGGAGAAGGTGGTTTAGATTTTTATGTAAAAAATCATGGATTAACAAGTGGTTCACAGAATTTAAATACATTCACTAAAATATTAGAACTAAATCAAGATGGAAATTCTACTTTTGGTGGTGAGTTAGATATTTTAAGTGGTTTAACTCTTTCACAAACACCAACATTAAACAATAGTGAAACTGCAATATTAGTAAGAAATAGTAGTACTGGTGAAGTGGAATATAGAGAAGCATCAACCTTAACCGGAAGTACAGATACTAACACATTTGTTACTGGCGGAACATATAGTAGTGGTACTACATCTTTAGATTTTGTAGGTAATTCCGGATTTGCCCCATTTAGTGTAAATGTACAAGTATTAATAAGTCCTTTTGAGGTAACAGGTACTCAAGGTGCAGTACAACCTAAAGATAGTAGTTATACTAATACTACTCAAGGTACGGTATGGTTAGGTGGTACTGTAAGTAAAATTGCGGGTGATTATAATTTTATTGGTAATGGAATTAACCATAATATAGAAGCAGCTGCCGATTATTCTTTTATTGGAAATGGTAATAATAATCATTTAGGTGATGGTGTTAATCAAGTATCGTATTCTGCAATTCTCGCAGGTAGGGATAATACCATAGAAGGAACAGTATCTAATTCAGCAATTATTGCTGGTGAAAATAATACCATAACCCATAATAATACTTTTATACTAGGATCTAATATTAATAGTAGTCAAGCAAATACTACATATGTTGAGAATTTAAATATTGGAGATGTTGGTAGTGGTACTTCACTATATAATTTAGGAATTGATGCAGATGGATTTGTAGTAACGGGAGTAACCGCAATAGACACTAACACATTTGTAACGGGTGGAACACTTTCCACTGATTCATTATTGACATTAGGTTATAATAATGGTGGATTTGCTAACCCAATTGATTTAAGTACTTTAGTGGATGGGGGGGACACCATCACAGGTTTTACGTATGATAAAAACACTAATACTTTTAGTATTGGGGTAAGTGGTAAAACTTCTTTTGATTCACAAATTTTAAAAGTTAGTGGTATTACAGTTGAGAATTCTATGGAATTAGGTGAATATATTAAACATAGTGGAGATACTAACACTTATTTCGGATTTAATGGGACAGATAGTTTTGTAGCATTTACCAACGCAAGTAGGAAGTTAAGAATTGGTACAAACGCAATAGATTTAGAATATAATGGTAATGTAAAATTATCAACCATTTCAAATGGGGTGTTTATTGATGGTAGATTAGGTGTTGGGACGGATACCCCATTAGAAAAATTAGATGTTAGAGGTGATGCATTAATTTCAAATCCAAGTGGTAATGGTTCACTAACACTAAGTGGTGCTTCTACGAGTGAGGCAGTAATTGATTTTGATAATGAGGGTGTATCTACACCCTTTGCTAGAATTGAAGGTTCGACTTTTGGTGGTGGTGTCTCAGGTAATTTACGATTTTTTACTTATCCTACAGGTGGGCCACTAAGTAGAGTAATGGTATTAACAAATAACCAAAGGGTTGGTATTGGAGATATTACAAATAATGATGTAGAAGAATTACTACACGTAGAAGGAGGAGACTTTTTAATTAGCAATACACAAAGATTTTATAGTGTGTTAGATTCAAATACACCATTAATTCGTTTTAGTGGTCAAAGTAATGATTTAGTACAATTAAACGTCGCAGCTAACAATGGTGCAACAGATGGTGGATTAGGGGTGGTAACAAGAGGTTTTTCTGAAGCTTCTTTTCCTGGATATGGAAAACAAGGTGATGGTTCATTATATTCTTCTATACATCAAAACGGTTTAAATATAATATCTGCACCTGGTACAGATACAGAAGATTACATTAGATTTTTCGCTGGTACTGATGCCGATGGAAATACTGCAAACATGTTCATTTCAGGAACAGGTTCTACAAAAGGATTTATAGGTATCAACACAGAAACACCAACTGAAAGATTACACATTGCAGGTTCAATCAGAATAGTTGATGGGACAGAACAAAACAATTATGTTTTAACATGTGACGCAAATGGTGTGGGAAGTTGGCAACCTTCCTCTGGCGGATCAGGAACTTCATTTTGGCAAGAAGAGGGATCAAGTAACGAAGTATTAGTTGATTCAAAAGGTAGTAGTAGTTATACAGTAAATGGTGAGTCTCTTGGGGCTATTATTGCGGCAGGAACCGGACACACTTTAACAAACACTCAATATAGTGCCTTTTTAGGTGGGTCTAATAATACTATAATTAATTCTTCCTCTCTCATAGGTAGTGACGTTCAGATTGGTGGGGTTGGTAATACCATATCTGGTTTTACAGGACTTCATTATGGTAATATTAATATTGGTGGTGGCAACAACCTAGTGGTTGCATCACGAGAAAATACTATGTTAGGTACAAGCGATTCTAGGATATTTGGTGGAAATAACAATTTTATAATTGGTGGTGGAAACCATAAAAATGGTATCGATGGATATGGGTTATATCAAAATACTTCAAGTGGTATAATTGGTGGTTCAAATCATACTTTTGCGAACTTAGTAACAAGATCCGTAATAATAGGTGGTAATGGATTAAGTGCCACAACAAATGACACAGTTTACGTACCTAATTTAAATATTAATTCTATCGGTGCAGGTACACCAATAGGTAATTTAGGATTTGATTCTAGTGGTAACGTTGTTACGGGCACAACAGGGGGTGGATCTAGCTTTAGTTGGGCTGACCCAGTAGTTACTAGCGGTAATACATCTTCAGAGTGTATAGATGATTTATATGTAACTAATATACATTCTTGTTCACCATTATTTATAAATCCAGGAAATGAAGGTGATGTATATTTTGGAAGTAGTAGTGGTGTTACAATACAAACTTCGTTTGGAAGAATCGGTGTTGGCACACAAACTCCAAAATCATCCTTACATGTCAATAATGGTAACGCATTAATTAGTAATGAAGATGTTGCACTTACTCTAAGTTCTATGACTGTAGGTGTAAGTGGAGAATATGAAAATCGTATAAACTTTAAAAGTGTCGGTTCAAATGCAAGTGACGATTTTGATGCACAGATAAGAACAGAAAGTAATGGTACTAGGTCTAATTTATTTTTTGGTACTATTGCGTCTAGTACTTTAAGTGATAAAATGATATTAACTGGTAGAGGTCGTTTAGGTCTGGGTACAATGAATCCGGATAGTACTTTACATATTAGTGGTTCAGGTATCCAACAAATAAATGTAGTATCTACAAACAACAACGCAACTTTAAAATTAAAGTCTGATGATGGAAACAATGCATATATAGATTTTGAAGAGACTAGTGGTAATAGATGGTTAATGGGTTCTTATAGCGTAAACGACAAATTCGTTTGGGCAACTGGAAACACTTTTAGTACTGGTGGATTAATGGCATTAACTCAAGATGGAGATTTAGGTGTTGGTAATATTTCACCTTCATCTAAATTACATGTCAATATTAGTTCATTACCTTCTTTACCCACTTTAGGTAATGACAATGTGGCGTTATTCGAATCAGATAACGAAACTGAGGTAGCCATAGTTGGTACTGAAGATAGGAATGTTTTTCTTAAATTTGGTGATGAAAATGTATTAGATGGAGTTATCGCATATGACAATTTTAATAAAGAATTTACATTTCAAACAGACGGTATTAATGTTTTATCATTAAATACTGAACAAGTTGTTAATGAAAAACAAGTAGTACTTAAGGAATTTGGGGTGGGTGATCCTATGTATACTTTACACGTATCACGATCTGGCAATACACCCAGTAATTATACATACAATATAGTATCTGGTAATACCGGTTTAAATTCGGGTAGTTGTATAAGTGAATTTTGGGTAACCAATTTAGAATCTTGTTCTCCTTTACATATTAATACACAAAATCAAGGGGATATTTACTTTGGTGATCAGGGTGGAGGTGTACCGACAGTTACTTTAGATATAACTACTGCGGGTGAACCAGGAATGTATTTTGGGGAAGAAAGTTTTATTAGATATAATGAAACACAAAAAGAATTAATTGTTGGAGAAGACGAAGCAGGTGGTAAAGTTAAATTTGTAGTAGAAGGTGATGAAATATTAGAAGTTGAACCTACTCGAACTGTAATAAAACAAGGAGATTTAGAAGCAGATGATGGTAACGTAATAATTAAATCTGGTAATAGTAAAACATTAATAGTAGAAGATATTCGTGATGTAGGTGGGGCTAATTTAGGTACAGATGTAGATGGTAGATTAATTGATATTCCTTCCGATAGAAAAGTTAAAACAAGTGTGGTGGAATTACCTAATGTCGTTGACCCACTAGAATTTATAAAACATGTTAAAGGATACCAATTCCAATGGGATACAATGAGTAGGATTGGTGACCCAACCAAAAAACACTATGGATTTATGGTGGACGATTTTAGAGATAATTTAATTAGTCCACAAAAACAAAACTTTAACTCTGATCATCAGATATGTAACGATATCGCCAAATCTATGGTTAAAAGAACTAGTACTACATTTAAACATTCTCAAAATCCTCAAGGTACTAAGGTAGATAAAATGAATTATCAGGATCTAATACCGTTTATGGTAGAAGGTATTAAATCTTTAGATGTTAAAATAGATAACGTAAACGGAGGTGATTCTAGAAAATATGTGGAATTATTAACAATCCAAAAAAATACACCTACTACGATTCAACATAATTTAAATGATGAAGATGTAATAGTACAAATTCTTAATGAAAGTGGGGAATTAATAATACCAGATAAAGTTTCTAATTATCAAAGTAATAGTGTAGATGTACTAGTATCAATAACAGGAAATTACAAAATCATAATTTTAAAATAATGGAGTTAATAGGAAATTTAAATATAGATAATCACTTAAATGTAGGTGGAAATGTGGGGGTAGGAACACTCACCCCAACCAATAAACTTCATGTGGTAGGCTCTACTAAAGTTACTTCTGATTTATGGTTAGGTGGTAAAGTACAGTTTCCCCCTGTAAATGGTACAAGTCCAGCCACATCTGGTTTTAATTCAAGTGCAACAAAACACACTGCTATTTTTATGGATATGGATGGGGATGATTCATATTTAGAATATGGGCACTGCGATACTAGCCAAACTTATACTCAATTTAGAATAACTGATAACAATACTGGTGATCGTTTTAGAATATATATTGACGATTGGCAAGGTCAAAGTCACGACAGAATCCCTTTAGATGTAAGAGGAGATAGAGTTCTCTTATCTCAAGATGGGGGAAGTGTTGGTATTGGAACAATCAACCCAGATACTAAATTACATGTAGAAGGACAAATAAAAATAACCGGAGGTAATCCTGGTAGTAATAAAGTATTAACTTCGGATGCAACGGGTGTTGCATCATGGAATGATATATCTTCTTTAGTAGGAGGTGATGATGATTCTCAAACAGATAAATTTTTAGTTAGTGCTGATTTAATAGATGGTACATCTAATGGAAGATGCCAAGTTAAATTATTAAAGTTAACAATGTCTGATGATACAGAAATTGATGTTGATGTAAGCGATTTAATTAGGGATAACTACGTTTCTAATTTACTTTTTGATGATAATACAAATATATTAACTTTAGTTCATTCTACTGTAGATAGTTGTGGGGTTGCTGCACAACAAACTATAGATTTATCTGCATTGGCGAGTGTGGGAACAGATGTTCATTTATCTAGTGCTACACTACAAGGAAATATATTACAATTAGGTTTAAATAGTGGTACAGATTTTAATGTAGATTTATCTTCTTTAAAAGGTGGTGATACTGTAGGTGATTCAGATTGGACAGTAGTAAGTAATGATATGTATTCCAATCCATCTGGTAAAGTTGGTGTAGGTATTAATACACCACAAACTAAATTACACGTAAAAGATAATAACGCAATTCTAACTTTAGAAACCACTGCTACTGCAGGTGGTAATTTTATTGATTATACCAACAATTCAGGAACAAAGGCAAAAGTTGGTTTTATAAGTGATAAAACTGAGGATTTCTTTATTTGGAATACGGAATCAAATGGTGCTATTAATTTAATAAATAGCCCTGGTACTATGGCATTATCCGCACAAAATGGGCAAGTGGGTATCGGTGGTATTGGTCCTTTAGGTACGCATTCGTTATCTGTAGAAGGGACGACTCACTTAAAAGAAATTACTGGTAAGGATGTTTTAGAAATAACTAATGATCATGGTATATTTTCAGTTGGGGGTAGTGTAGGTGCTGGTAATAAAACTAATAATGTTATTCTTAAACATAGACCCCAGACTGGTGGTAATGATACTTCTTCAAGTTGGCAAACCAGAGCCGCACACACTACAAAATACCCAGAGGGGCAAATTGCGATAGAGTTAACTACATATTTTACCAGTAATGGTGAAAATATTTCCTACAATGCATTAGCAATGAATTCTGGTGTTAACCCAGTAAACATAATAGGGGCAACTAACGATGATGATACTGCAATACTATCGTTACAATCAGATTCTAAAATAACATTTCAAAGTCATTCCATATCTTGGCCTTCAGGTACTAAGGAAACAATGACAATAGATATTGCAAATGATAAGGTAGGTATTAATCAAAGTTCACCTGATGTAGATTTACATATTAATGGACAAATTAAAATAGTAGACGGTACACAAGGTAACAATAAAGTTTTAACATCAGATGCTAACGGATTAGCGAGTTGGCAAACGCCATCTTCTAATGGTGGTAGCAGTGTACCTGTAGGTAGTATAATACAATTTGCTGGTGACACTCCTCCTCCAGGTTGGTTAATGTGTGATGGTGCAGCGTATGAACCTAATGACTATTTTCTTTTATTTAATGTAATTGGTTTTACTTATGGGGAAGTAGAAGCCCAATTCAATCCTGGTGATAAAGGTGGTGAAACATTAGATGGAGGAAGTAGCTTTAGAGTACCCTTATTAAGTGGTAAAATACCTGTGGGTAAAGATAATGGTGATAGTGATTTTAATAGTTTAGGTGATATGGGTGGTGAAAAAACTGTAACATTAAGTCACACAGAAGTACCATATAAAGAACACACTCACACAATTAATGATGATAGTGGTAGTAAACATCATCATGAAATTAGTTGGGTACATGATGGTCAAGCCACTTATCAAACTGATGCTAGTGATAGAGAACAAGCCACTAATGTAATAAATTTACACCACTCTAAACGATTAAATGCTCAAAGAAATTTAGGGGGATTAGATGCTGGGTATCAAAACAGTGTATTTACAGGTGGTCATCAATATTTACCGGGTGGTAATGTAGACGAAAAAGATTCTAATTGGGCTATGAATAATGGTAAATTAAATCCTGATGGGGAACATACTCATACTATGGATGTTGGTGCCGCTTCTTCTAATAGTAATGGTTCACCTCACAATAATTTACAACCGTACATAGTATTAAATTACATCATTTACGCTGGTGTGTAACTATAATTAAATCTTATTGATTTTAATTAGTATTTCTTAATATTTATTAATAAACTATATTAATGAGTAATATTAACCAAAATAATTTCAATAACTGTTTTAATTTACGTTTAAGTAATTCAGATTATTGGGATTTATTTATTTGTAACGATTGTGGATGTGGTTTAGACCATCAAGAAATACTAGATGAATGTGTTATTATTGATATTATTGTAGATAACGATAAATGTGTCAGTGGTAATTCATTATGTAGTCTAGTTGGTTGGGGTGGAGATACGTGTTTTGAAAGTTTATCTCTTCCTACTTCTGCACTTACATTAAATGATATTGGTTTAACGGGTATTGATAATGGTTTTATACCTTATGATTGTACGGGTTCTACCACAGGATCAACTTTTATTAATACCTATACAGGTTCTTCTTTAACTATAACTTCAGCAGATACTAAATTTTGTTTTACTAAAGTGAGTGGGTGTACCTACGATTATCCTACACAATTTATTGCTTCGGCAAATACAGTAGGTAGGTATGTAGAATTATGTGGTGGATTTTATCAAGGATTTTTTAAATTATCCAATAGAACGTTCTTTAAAGAAATTTCTGATAATATGTTTGTTTGGCCGATGGATTGGTTTAGATGTCCACCCCCTTGTGGTACGGGATGTACCACAGGTGTAACGGCAACTACTTCATGTTGTAATAGTCAAGATAACCCTATTTTTATTCCAGGATCCACTAATTGTAGTTGTGGAAATAATAACTGTCAACTATGTGGTACAGTATATGAAGAAGAATATACTGGTGGATGTGGGCCGTGGTGTAAAAACGGTAGTGACTGTAAAGGTTGTCCTGACCCTAGAAAAGCATATCAATGTTATTTAGAAACTAAACCAGTTGATTGGGATTATCAAATTTTACCTACTAGATATGAAAGTGGGTGGACTGCAGAATTTTGGATGAGAGTCAAAGGTAGTGGATGTACTGGTACTACTACTACATTAAATGATGACTACCCTAATAATAAAGGATTATTTTATTATATGGGGACACGTGCCGAAAATAAGTTTTGGGATGTGTTTAGTGGAGAAACTGGGTATACTACTTCATCAGGATATCCATTACCACCACCTAAAACAAGTAAAAAAGAATTATTAAACAACCCATTTTTAGTTTATCAACCGCAAGGTGAATGTTGTTACGATGGGGAAATAACTGTAACCACTCATGAAAGAGATAAAAATGCAGACATTATAAATAATGCTTTAGGGTTTAGAATCAAAGAAGATGGTTCAATAGGATATCGTTCATTAGGAGTAAGTGGAGTGTGTTCGGCAGTTACATCTACTACTGTTGCCAATTGTTGTGACACCTGCAATTGTATATGTAATTGTCAATTATGTGATACCTATTATGCAACGGAATTCGTAGGTGGTTGTGGTTCATGGTGTGAGGATTGTGGGGGTAAAATATGTCAAAAAACAGGTACAACAGTACAAGAAAAATATGTTACTGGTGTCACCATTAATGAAGAGTATTCTCAACCCGGTATTATACCTACAGATGAATGGTTTCAACTAGCAATTAGATTCTGTGCTTATGAAAGTTATGAATTAGAAGAAATCAAAAATGTACCTAGACGTAAAGGAAGATTAGATTTCTTTGTTAATGGATATTTAAAATATTCTATAGAAGAGTTTGATGAGTTTTTATTTAAGGATTTATTTGAATATAGAGAAAAGCAAGAAGGTGTACCATTTAATTATTCATTAGGTGGGGGAACACAAGGATTAGTAGAAACCAATACAATTGGTGGTCCTGACCCAAAAGATGAAAATTTAATTATACAAGAAAATTTTGCCGGTACATTTATAGGTGACATATCTAGATTTAGGTTATATGAATGTTGTTTAGACATAACCACCATTAGATATAGATTTAAAAAATACTGTTTGAATTATGGAATTTGTCCTCCAGAATTAATTGCTTATCTATTAACTGAGAATAGTAATATAATTTCTAGTGAAGATGGAGGCGATTTCTTAATAGTATAAAATGAATAATAAAGAATATTAACATATTTATATAAAAAAAGAAAAATAAAATGGGATTTCCTAAAAAAATAAGTCAATTACCTTCTAATTCATCGGTTAAATTAACCGATTTATTAGTTAGTGTTAATAATAATGATGTAACAACTAAAATTACTGTAGGTCAATTATTAACTACGGTATCAGGAAGTACTAACACTTATGTTACAGGAGGTACATATAATGATGTAACTAAAAATATTAATTTTGATGGTAATAGTGGATTTCCACCTTTTAGTGTAAATCTATCTGGTATTAGTACTACAGATACTTTTGTAACAGGGGCTACATTAAATGGTGTAATTTTAGAAATAGATAGAAATAATGGTGAATCAGTAATTAGTGTAGATTTAAGTTCCCTTAGTGCTGATACCAATACATCTATCACTGGTACAACTTTAATAGGAACTAACTACACTATTAATGAAAATAATGGTTCATCTTTTACAACAGATTTTAATCCCATAATTAGTGGTAAAGTAGATACAATACTATTTGATTCTTATACTGCAGATACACAAACAGAAATTAATAGTAAATTAAATATTACTACTTTCGACACATATACTGCAAATACTGTAGATAATGTAGTTACAGGTGCAACCTTAAATAGTACTACATTAGAATTAGAAAGAAATAATGGGTTAAGTAATGTAACTGTAGATTTAAGTTCATTAACTGGTGCAACAGACACTAACACATTTGTTACTGGAACTACCTTAGTAGGTGATTCATACACTTTAAAAAGAAATGATGGAGTGGATATAACAACAGATTTTAATCCCATTGTTAGTGGTAAAGTAAATACTTCATTATTTGATGTGTACACTGCAAGTACAGAAACAGAAATTAATAGTAAATTAGATATAACTACTTTCAATAGTTATAGTGCACTTACTGAAATGTTAATAGAAACTAAACTAGATATCACTACTTTTGATTCTTATACTGCCAATACTACCGATAATGTAGTTACAGGAGCAACTTTAGTGGGGTCAACTTTAGAATTAGAAAGAAATAACGGATTAACTGATGTTACTGTGGACTTAAGTTCATTAAGTGGTTTAACTACTACTGTTTGGGAAGAAGGATCGGCAGGGAATTTTTCAGTAAAACAAATAACCGATTCTACAACTGACGCTACAGGAGATTATGCAGTAGCACAAAACGAATCAACAATTGCAACTGGACGATCTTCACACGCAGAAGGAAGATTCACAAGTGCATTGGGTGATTATTCACACGCAGAAGGATTTAGTACACAAGCGAATGGGAATAATTCACACGCAGAGGGTACGGCAACTAGGGCAAACGGTTTACATTCACATTCACAAAATTTTAATACCTTCGCAAATGGTGATTCGTCACACGCTGAGGGTAGTTCTACCATATCGGTTGGTGAAGCTTCTCACGCACAAAATGAACAAACTGTTGCTGGTGGGGTTAATTCACACGCAGGTGGTTTTAACTCTGTTGCTTCGGGATCAACATCATTTATACATTCAACAGATTCGTTAGTTACAGGTGATAGGTCAGTTGTATTAGGTGGTCAAAATATAACTGGTACTACTGATGATACGGTATATGTACCATTTCTTAATATAAATAATGTAGGTGGGGGAACATCAATAAATAATTTAGGTATTGATTCTAATGGATTTGTAGTTGTTGGTGCAACAGATGAAAATGTTTTTGTTAATAGTGGTAATGCCGATGTGGCAACACAACAATTAATTTTTACTAATACTACTGGTGGTACATTTAATGTTACTAATGCAGCAGCACTCTACAGTGATAACGATATTAATGTTACTGGAGGTACATATGACAATAATACTGGATGTGTTACATTTAAAACCAATAGTGGTGGTACTTTTGATATTTGTGGTTTTATTACAGGATTAACCGATACGTACATTGATAATGCTAGTCTGGTTGGGACAACTTATACCTTAAATAGAACCGATGGGGCAACAATACCTACAGATTTTAACCCTATTGTTAGTGGGAAATTAGATACAGATATTTTCAATAATTACACCGCAAATACTACAGATAATGTAGTTACAGGTGCCACATTAAATGGTGCTATATTAGAATTAGAAAGAAATAACGGATTAACTGATGTTACTGTGGACTTAAGTTCATTGACTGGTGCAGTAGATACGAATACTTTTATAACTGGATTTACATATAACGATAATAACACTTTTACAATAACAGATAACCAAGATAATAGTTTTAGTGCAACCATAAATCAAATGAGTGGTTTAACTATTACTAATTTTTTCCAAGACACTATTAAAAGTGGTAGTACGTATGAATTTGGTCAGGAATTTAAAATATATTTAGCATCTGATAGTGACCCTGCTTTAGAAAAATTTAAAGCGGGAATGTTTACAGGGGCAACAGGACCAACCGATACTACAACTACTGTATTTTATACATCCGATACTTCTAAAATGATACTTGGTAGTACAGGTACAATACAAAGTGGAAATACTACTATAGTAGGTTCAGATAGTATTGATGTTGGGGCAACCACAGAATTTAATTTAACAAGTAGTATTGGGGGTGTTGTTAATATTGGTAAATATGGATTATCTGCCCCATTTCCACCATCAACTATTAATATTGGGAATAACCCTACTAATACTAACTTAAATGTTGTAGTTAATACTGCTAATATTACCGGTGATACATCAATAGATGGACATTTAACTGTTACTAGTTCTGGTTCTAATACTTCAGATACGGTATTCTTAGTACAAGATAGTTTAGGTAACCATATTATAGAAGGTAAAGACACAGGAGAAGTACATATTGGTGATTTAGTTAATAGTGCAGACCCAGCAACCCCAACATTGATGATTGGTGCAGGTAAAACACCAAATGATAGAGGTTCATTAGCTTTTACTTCTTCAGGTATAGGTATAGGGGGAGATAACGATACAACGGGAGATTACTTATTATTTAGAGTACCAACAAGTACAGGAAGTAGATGGAGGTTTGATACTACTTCTAATTTTGGTTACACACTGGTTAGTAGACAAAATAATAATTTTGGTTCAGGTGCAGGACTTAGAAATAGTTTTTACACTAGTAGAACATACGGAATTGACTTCCTATTAGGTTATAATAATGCCCTTGCGGTTACTGACCCTATAGGATATAGATTTAATACTAAAGATAGTCTTCTGGCAGGTGCAAATGATGTAGAAAGATTCATTATTGGGAACGGTACAGGTGAAACTAAATCGTATTTTACTAATTTAAGTGTGTTAGGGGTAGGTACATCTAATCCCGATACTAATGTTAAGTTACATATATCTGGGGATACATTAATTAATGGTGGTTTAAGTGCTGATACTATAACACTCTCTGAGGATCCAACATTAAATAATTCTGGCACAGACATATTAGTAAGAAATAGTGCTACCGGTAATGTAGAATATAGAGAAGCATCAACCTTAACCGGAAGTACAGATACTAACACATTTGTAACTGGTGGTACATTAGAAAATGGTGTACTATCATTAGATAGAAATGATGGTGTAGAAGTGAATATTAGTGGATTTAGTTCAGGTAATACAATCTATACCACTACAACTAATTTTAGTGCTGGTATACCTCAAACTATAACACATAATTTAAACACACCAAACGTTATTGTACAAACTATTGATACTAATACTTCTGAATTAATTAATGGTACAATAAGTAATTATACTAATAATACATTAGATGTAACTATATCAAGTAGTATAAATAACATTAAAACAATTGTTATAGGTAATTCTAATTCTACAATTGTTAACCCTTTATTTAGTTGGAATGACCCAATAGTACAAAGTGGTAATACTTCTGGAACATGTATTGATCAATTATTCGTACATTCTATATCTGGATGTTCTCCTGTCTTAATAGGTGATACCCAATTTACTAATCAAGTAACTTATTCACCACAAACTATAGTAGATTTACCAACTTATATACTAACCGATTGTACTAATAGTCTTAATACTATTACTACTACCCAAAATTTACAAGAATATATAGGTAAGACTATAACTTTAGCTAGTGAAGGTGCTACTAGGTGGAGTGTAGAATTACAACCACAATTAGAAGTTACTAGTGTAAGTGATTGTTGTTTTATAAATTGGGATGTAAGAGATTGTGATACAGGAGAAAGATGGAATGTAGTAACATATAAATGGGATGCTTCTGGATATACGGGATCAACAATAACCCTTGAGGAACAGGAAGGGTGTTTTACTGTTAGTGGTACTTGTGAAGAAGCAACTCTTTTCGTACCTATTAATGTAATAGAATCTTTTGAAAGTTGTGAATTATGTAATACTTCTTTATATCAAATTTTTAATTGTGAAGGATTATTACTTGGTGTGACGGATGAAGATTTAAGTGCGTTTGTTGGTGCAACATGGACAGGTTCAACTAACCCACTTTTAATTGAAGAGTGTTTCACTATTGAAAGTGGTGGTGAAGAAGTTACTATTGATGGGACAATACTAACTAACCCGTTAATAGAAATAGATTGTGCAGAATGTACTTCTGAACCTACATTATATACTCTATTTACTTGTGAAGGTGAGGAAATAGGGGTTACTGCACAAGATTTATCATCTGTCGAAGGTGGTACTTACAGTGGTACTACTAACCCTATATTAAGTGGTATTTGTTTCACTATTGAAGGTGGTGGTGAAGAAGTTACCTTTGAAGGTACTATAGATACAGAAGAATTGGTAGAAAAAGATTGTGAGGAATGTGTGTCAGAAGAAGGTACTACATTAACAATTGATGGTGAGTCACAACCCACAAATGCTGATTTTGCAGCTGCCCCGTATGATGGAAACAGTCCGGGAGATGGTTGGTCTTGGATACTTATAACATATAGTGAAGAGGGTCCCATAGGTCAAGATGTAAATACGGTATTTACTACTGAAGGCTTCTTTGAGGGTAATTTCCCGGCAGGATTAATAGTGATTAGTGAAGCACTAGGTGTATATATACCAAATTCTGGTGGATTTAATAGTATAGGGAACTTTATACCAGGAGAAAGTTATCAGGTAAATATAGATACAAATTCAATAATTAATAGTGGGTCGGCCGGATTAGAAGGGTTTTTCACATTTTAAAAAAATTAAAAAGAAATGAGTACATTTAAACAATATTCCAACTTAGAAATAATAGGGGCATTATCTGCCACAACTTTATATGGAGACGCATCTAATCTTAGTGGTATAACCAACACCTTTGTAACTGGTGCAACATTAAATTCTAGTATTTTAGAATTAGAAAGAAATAATGGGTTGTCAGATGTAACCGTAGATTTATCATCTTTAAGTGGTGATCCTTTAGAAATCAATACTGGTAGAGTATTATGGGTAGATTCAATTTTTGGTGATGATGCGACTGCACTTACTAATAGACAAGATAAACCTTATTTAACTATAGAACAAGCGTTGAGTGATTCAACCAATGGTGATACAGTAATTGTACGACCAGGAGAATATGATGAAGAAGAATTAAATGTCCCACAAGGTGTTTCTTTAGTGAGTGAAGGTGGTTGGGAAGTTACTATAATTGGTAAGTCACCAGCAACCGCAGCTAGAGATATTGTAGAATTAAATGAAAATTCAGTTATAGATGGATTTAGTATTAATGTACCAGAAGGAAGTTTGAATGGTATAAGCTCATCAAATAGTAGTGGAACATCTACTGCCAACAATATTACATTCTTTGGTAATGGTGGTGCAGGTAGTAGTGGTACTGGTTTATTTAAAACAGGTGGTGGTAAATTAATAGGTACTTCAATTAGAGTAGAAGGTGGGGGTATGGCTAATTGTTTAAAAGTAGATTCAGGTACTTTAGCATTAGAAGGGGTTCACGTACCACAATCTAATGGTGATATAGATAATGTATTATTAGTCACTACTTCAGGAGGTACTAATGTAGGTAGAGCTCAAATGTTAAACTTTAACTCAGGAAGTAATAATGTAACCAACGCAGTAAAAACTACAGGGGGTAGTACAGGCGTAATCCCTACCGCTTTAATTTATACACCAAATATTTTTAATTGTACAAATGCAATAAAAAGTGAGGGAGATTACGAAGAAATAAACTTTTTAGGGGGGAGAATAGATAATGTAACTTATGTGGTAAATGTGGATTTAGCAGGAACCGGTGAAGAATCTAAATATAGAATAACCTCAAATCACCAACCTGATTATATTTATCCACCTGCAGTTGCATATAATGCAGAATTTGGTTTGGATTTTATGCAAGAAGAAACTGAAATTTTTAATTCAAGTAAAAATTTATTCGGATTAGATCAAATGAGTGTGGGTACTGCAGAAATAGGTACTAAATCCCATTTTGGTAGGGGTGCATCTTCTACTGTTGGTTTAAAAGTTTTTACAACTGATAATACCGCATCGAGTGTAAGTGATGGTGGTAATTTTATAGATGTTACAGATAATGCTAAATCTAAGGAAGGTAGTACAATAACTTTTCAAACTGGTGGTACAAATACTACTATTTTATTTACTACACAAAGATATAGTGATGATTTAACAACTACTTTACCCTTTTATGGTTTAAATGTAAATGTATTACAACGTGCAGTAGGTGGTAGTTATGTGTTTGAGTATTGGGATGGTAGTGAATGGAAAACAGATTCTGTTCATTGTGTTTCAGAAGATTTAGGGTATAATTATGGTAATACATTGTTTTTACGTAATCAAAGTGAGGAAAATTTAACTTTTGATTTAAGTAAGGATAGTTGGACGGGTAAAACTATTAATGGTGTAGAAGGTTATTGGATGAGATGTAGAACTGTTAGTACAGGTACAACTAAACCTACTTTTGAACAAGTAAAAATTATCTATGATAATACGACTATAAGTAAAGAGGGTATTTTATCACTACATGGTAAATCTTTATATAGAGAAAGTATAAATTTAGTACAAGGTAATTGGGATGGTAGTTCTACACTTGACGATTATACTTCTACTGTAGGGACAGGTAGTAATTCTTGGACACATAGATTTAAAGAGTCAGAATTAGATACTAACGAAAGTGCATATCTTAATATGGTAATTCCTGCAGGTACTTCGACATCACAAAAAGTTAATATTACCGCAAATTATATTACGAGTGGGGCAGATGCAAATGATGAAATTTCTACATTAAAATTTTATTTCTTACCTGTAGAAGTATCAAATAACTTAATTGCCGATAGTGATGGTGGAAAAGAACCGGTTCAAAGAACAGTTTCTAACACTAGTTCTTTAGATTCTATTGAACCTCAAGTACAGATTGAAGATACTGTTACCGGTACAAATATAGTACATTCTGTTAGTTTCGGTGACTTTGATATTTCGGATTTCTATGAAGGAGACATGGTATTAATGAGGTTAGAAAAAGAAAGTGATGGGGGTACAGTTAATTTTAATTTAGCATCTTTAAACCTAAGTTTATCTAAATGGAGTTTAGGACAACAATCAGAACCATTTAGATTAGGTAGCGAAACTATTTTCACTGAGGATTGGGAAGATGGTGGTGTATCTAATGGATGGTCATTTGTAACTGCAGGAACTAATGTATGGGTTGTCTCTGACGACACTTCTTATTCCGGTACAAATTCACTATATATTACTGACGATGCAGGAGGAAGTAAACCATATCAATATGCAGGATCTAGTCAATCTGGAACACACGCTTATGTAGACTTTTCAATCCCTGATAATGCAATTTCATTAACCGTTAACTTTTATTGGACTTGTGATGGTGAAAATGGTGCAGGTGTTGACCAATATGATTTCGGTGCAATTTATATGACGGGCACTACCGGTGTCCCATCAAGTGGCGGATTACCTCCATCAGCGGGTAGGATTGGTGCTACAGACAATCAAGGTAAATTTAATGATGGTTATAAATCAGCAGAAGAAGGGAACTGGCAATTAGAGACAATTCCTGTGGCTAGTAATTTATGGGCACCTGGTACTGATGCTAGGTTAATTTGTAGTTGGCGAAATGATAGTAGTGTTCAAGGCCAACCACCAATGGCAATAGATAATATAACAATAGAAATAGAATACAATATTTAAGATGGAGTTTTTTATAAATCAAAATAGTAACTTACCACCATTAAAAATGGAGTTGGTTAACGATGGTAGAAATGATTTTCGTAAGTTTTTTGAAAAAATTCAAAATGCAACTATAAAATTTAATATGTATGATGTTACAAATAAAGTTAAAATAATCGCTAATGCCGCAGCAGATATCCAACTTAAATGTGAATCATGTGATATTGGGGGAGATGAACAAGAATATTATATTGTTTATGAATGGAAAAATAGAGACACTAGAAAAGTAGGAAAATTTAATGGTGAATTTATCATAGAATTCTTAGATGGGACAGGTACATTAATAGTACCAATTAGAGACAAATTATTTATTAATGTCTTAGAAAGTTGAAAATTAAAATATTTTTCGTATATTTGTAATAAAGTTATAAATTATAAGTATGCCTGCAACAGTAGAAGAAATTAAAGAATATCTTGAAGGATATGATGATCAGAAGTATATTGTTGGTGTTGAATCTTCTTATAGAGAAAATAAAATAAGTTTAATTATACACGACCCTGAAAAAGGAAAACGTATAGAAAAACATAGACTTAAACCTTTCTTATGGATGAAAACACCTGATATGAATCATTTCTATAAAGGTGATAGAAGAAAGATAAAAAGTAAAATGAGGGAATATAGAATTAAATTTATACCCTTAAACTTAACTGATGAAAATGGTCTAGGAGTACCTAGATTAGAAGATGGTTATAAATTTTTGGTAACTTGTAAAGGAACTTATGGTGAGTTATTAAAATTCTTTAAAGAAGGTGGTACGGGTGTTTATGATGAGGAACACAGAGATAAATTTTTAGCAATAACACCTACAGAACAATTTTTAATACAAACAGGTAAAAGGTTATTTAAAGGTTTTGAAAACTATGATGACATACATAGATTTTCTTTTGATATTGAAACAACTAGTTTAGATCCTAACGATGGTAGAATTTTTCAAATAGGTATGAAAGACAATAGAGGTTTTCAACATGTATTGTCTATTGAGGGTGAAACTAGACGAGAATTAAGAGAAAGAGAAAGAGAGGCAATCATTACCTTTTTTAAGGTTATTAATCATTTAAAACCTGCTATTATTGCAGGTTACAACTCTGAAAATTTTGACTGGCATTTTATAGTTAAGAGAGCACAATATCTCGGTTTAGAAATAGATAAAATTGCTAAAACTTTAGGTCCAATACCGTTTTATAGAAAAAAACAAACACTTAAAATGGGTCCGGAAATGGAGTATTATGAACAAACCATAATGTGGGGTTATAACATTATGGATGTTTATCACGCAGTAAGAAGGGCACAAGCAATAAATTCTTCTATTAAACAAGCAAGTCTTAAATATATTACGAAATATTCTAATGCGGCTAAACCTAATCGTGTATATATACAAGGTGATAAAATTAGTAAGATTTGGGAAGATAAAGATAATAAGTATTGGTTTAACAATGAAAATGGTGAATGGGGTGTGTTAACAGATACCTTACCACCTAATTGTGAAAAGGTTACTGGTCAATACATAGTGGAGAGATATCTAATAGATGATTTATGGGAAACCGAAAAAGTAGATAATATTTTTAATCAGGCAACATTTTTATTATCTAAAATATTACCCACTTCCTTTATGAGATCTTCTACTATGGGTACTGCCGCAACGTGGAAATTGTTAATGTTAGGGTGGTCATACCATAAAGGTTTAGGTATACCACATACTATGCCTACAAAAGGTTTTACTGGTGGATTATCTAGATTATTAGAAGTAGGGTATACTCAAAATGTTGTTAAATTTGACTTTGCATCACTATACCCTTCAATTCAACTTACACATGATGTATTTACTGATTGTGATGTTACTGGTGCAATGAGAGGATTATTACAATATAACTATGATTATCGTAATTTATATAAAGAATTAAAATCCAAACACGCAAAATTAGGGGAAAAAGAAAAGTCCGAATATTATGATAAAAAACAATTACCCTTAAAAATACTAAATAATGGTATGTTTGGTTCTATTTCTGCACCTAATGTATTTCCGTGGGGTGACACCTATATGGGTGAAAAAATTACTTGTACTGGTAGACAATACCTTAGACATATGATTCGTTTTTTTGATAAAAAAGGATTTAGACCTTTAGTAGGTGATACTGATGGATTTAACTTTTCAATACCAAGTAATGTAGATGATTATATTTATACTTCTAATGGTAAACATAGATTTAACAAAATAGGTGAAACATACAAAGGTTTAGATGCAGTAGTAGCGGAATATAATGATAAGTATATGAAAGGGGTGATGGGTCTAGATGTAGATGAAATATGTGAATCTACTATTAATATTGCACGTAAAAATTATGCAGATTTAATAGATGGTAAGGTAAAATTAGTGGGGAATACAATTAAATCTAAAAAACTTCCTACATATATTGCTGAATTTATAGATAATGGGATACACCTATTATTAAAAGGTAAGGGATATGAATTTGTTAATGAATATTATGATACGATAGAAAAGATATATAATTTAGAAATTCCTTTATCTAAAATTGCTAATAAATCTAGAGTTAGAATGTCTATAAAAGATTATGAAAAAAGGGCATTACAACTAAATAAAGCGGGTAACCCATTACCTAAACAAGCACATATGGAATTAATTATAAAAGAAAATCTAACAGTAGATTTAGGAGATACAATATATTATGTTAATACAGGTACTAAAAAATCTCATGGTGATATACAAACAAAAACTAATAAAAAAAGTGGTGAAAAAAATGTTTTAATTAATTGTCAATACATTTCTCAAGATATTATAGAAAACCATCCTGAAACCACAGGTAATTACAATATAGAAAGATATATAGACGCATTTAATAAAAGAATAAAACCATTGTTAGTGTGTTTTTCACCTGAAGTTAGAGATGATATTTTAATAACATCTCCTTTACATAGACAATATTTTACACAGAAACAATTAGAACTAACTTCAGGACAACCTCTGAAAGAAGGTGATCAAGATACATTAGAAAATTTACTTAGAATTACTGATGAAGAAATATTGTTTTGGGAAACAATTAATCTATCCCCTACTTATATGTTTGAGGAATATGGTATTGTAGACGAATTTTCTTTAGATAACAAACAAACCGAGAGGTCTATAACTTAATGATTTATTAAGATTTTCTGCTTCTCCAGCTTTAAGTTCTAACTGTTTAGCATTACTTAACCTTTCTAACCTCGCATCTAAATCTTCTAATAATTTACTTTGTTCTTCTTTACCTTCACTTAATAAACTATCATAGTCCATAGTTAATTCTGCATCAGGTACTTTTAATGAACCACTGAATTTACCTCTAACTCTACCTAACGCTTCTTTAAACAATGCAGTTAAGTATCTTCTAACCCAAACTCTAGTAGGTTCATTTAAATCAGAATATTGTAATTTTGATAGTGGTACATCATTAGGTAACTTAATAATATCTTTATTTTCATTTAAACAGTTATCGATTTCATCTTCTGACATACCATTAGTATCGTAATAATAATACCATACCTTTGTTCCTGCTAACCCAATTTGACTCCCCACTAATCCGGCAGCACTAAAAGATAATCTACTACCAGGTATCGGCATAAGGTGTAATAACCTAGTACCATTTGGTCCTGCAGTAACTTTATATGTTAATTGACTTCTTAATAATTTAGATTTTAAACTAAAATCCGATGCCCTTAATAAAACATCAAATGCGGGTGCAACATAAAAACCACCATTTCCTAATCCACCACCTTGTCCCCAACCTGCGTAAGGTACTTGTCCGAATCCACCCCCAAAACCATAATCACCGAATCCTGCAAATGAATATAATGCATGATCAGTACTATTAGGTGTTATCCATAATATTTCATTAACTTCTCTACCACCAGGAATTTGGTATACTTGTTGTCCCGAAACTATAGTGACATAATCCTTTTTCATTTCCCATGGACCTCTATCTTGTAACCCCACTTGTTTAGAATAGGCGTAAGTAAATCTAGTTTCAAAATCCAAAGAACGAGTAGTTAATGCAAATGCAATATCTAATTTTTCTACTTCATTACCAAGTAAAGATGACCATTGATTTTCTATCAACCAATCTTGTACTCTTTGAGCATAATCTTCTATGGCGGTTTCCAATAAAGAACACATTTGATCGTTATCTAACTCTATCTTTCTTATTGGTGCACCTAATCTATGTTTAATTAACGTAAACAATTCTTCTTTTAATTGGTCATTTAATGCATTTCCCATAATTCATTGTATTTATTTATAAATATTAAGATATTTATTAAATGATGAAAAGAAACACAATAAAAAAAATATTAAGGGAAGAAACACAGTACGCAGTAGAAAAAAATAGGTTTCCCTACACTGAGGTTGATACACATAGTTCTACTGATATTGCAGTTGGCTTAATGCATAAAGCAATGAATCATTTAGCTTCTGCTTTGAGAGATATTGAGGCGGCAATACAATTTGCATATGAAGCGGACACTAACAATGAAGAACTTATTGAAGGATTAGAAGATATTAGAATGTCGTTATTACATGGTAGTGGTAATGGTGCAGGATGGGATGGGACTGAAGAACACGATAATATAATGAATGATTTAGGTGCACTCATTGATAAATATTCTGAAGATACTGACAATTTTAACCTTAACGGTTCTCATGATCAGAAAGCTCCTGAAGGTACTTCTTAATTAATTGTACTCCTTCGTCAATCGTTTTAAAAGATCTATCTGGTAAAAATGCCCTTCTACCAACAATTACTGCCGGTAAATAGTCACTATTAACTTTTTTAGAGAATGATTCATATAACATTTCATGTTCATCAACGTCCTTTTCTAAAAAATTAATATTCTCTTCTTTTAATTGTTCTTTTAAGTTATCACAATGTGGACAACCTTTCATACTAAAAATTACTGGTGTATTTCCCATTTTCTAAATTATTTAAAAATTCTGTTATTATTTCATCTTCACCCATTATAGTGCCGATAACTTTCTTTTTTTCATTTAAAATATCCCAAACTAATGTGTCAATAGTATCATCTATTAACATATAATAAATATTAACGGTTTTATTTTGTCCTATTCTATAAGCCCTATCTTCTGCTTGTTCATGATTACCAGGAACCCAATCTAATGAGTTCATAATAACTATCTCAGCCGCAGTTAATGTCAATCCTACTCCCGCTGCTTTTATTTGTCCAACAAAGACTTTACAATCATCATCTTCTTGAAACCTATCTACTGCCCACTGTTTTTGTTTATCAGACATACCTCCTCTCACACATACTGCTTTATCTCCGAAATATCTTAAAAATGCATCCATTTCATCATTAAAATTACAAAATATAATAGTTTTTTTATTTAATTCTAATGCTTCTTCGGTTTTTTCTATAGTATAAGGTACAGTTTCCATTGCAATAAACGTTCTAAGTAACGTCATTTCTACTAAATCTTTTGCAGGGTTACCTTTTTTACCATCAATTTTACGTTGGTGTAAATATTCTTCCCAAACATTATTATAACCATCTACATTTTGTAATTCTAAATAAATAGGCGTAATTAACTTATCAGGTAAATCTAAAACTTCTTCTTTCTTTCTTCTTAATATTGTTCTTTTAGTTTTAGCTGCTAATTCTTCTAAATTAGATGCACCTTTTGTAACCCATACAAATCTACCACCTTTTTTAAATCTCATACCTTCACAATAAGTTTTTGCATAATGTACCCAATTATTGGCTACCGAACAATCTATAATTGATAAAAGATTATAATAATCCATAGGTCGATTCGCTATTGGTGTACCTGTTAATAACCAACATCTTTCGGGTGAATATTTTTTAGAAATGTCTTTTAAAATTTTACCCCTAATACTTTTATGGTTTTTAACAAAATGTGCCTCATCTAAAATAATTAAATCTGGGTTAAACTCTACAATTTCTCTCCTTAATTCCCATTCTTCATATTTCTTACCCCTTTCTTCTATAGTATGGAAATTTTTTAATATATCATAATTTATTATAGTAAACCTATCAGGATTCCAGTGTTTCCCACTAATAATAGATACTTCATCACAAAAATTTTGTACTTCCCGCATCCAATTAATTTTTAAGGATGCAGGACACACTATTAAAACTCTTTCTGCACCACACTCTAATGCTGCCACTATGGATTGGTATGTTTTACCTAATCCCATATCATCCGCTAAGATACATTTCTTATTCTTTAAAAGAAATTCTATCCCTTCTTCTTGATGTTTAAATGCCCTCCACCCTCTTTTATCTAAATTTATATATTTTTCGTAGTCTACCTCAACGTTAATTTCTTCATAATGTATATCTTCAATTAATTGTGTTTTAGGTATCCATAACAATTTAACTTCTTTTTGGTTTTTATAAAACTTACAGATAACATGAAGTGCTTTATCACTTTCTGCCAATATCGTCTCTATTAAAATTTTAGATATGGGGGTTTTTAATTTATGTTCTTCGCTTAATTGTTCTGAAAAATATTCAGTTAATTCCACTACTTTATTTATATTTTTTGGGACATAATTAAAATAATTAGTTATATATTTGGTTTGACTATTAGTTAAGAAATACGATTTTTCCGTTTGGTATTTTTTCTTCATATAATTAATATATGGGTTTTTACCTTCGTATGATACTAATAGTTCTTCAACTTTTAATCCTTTTATGTCTTTTATATCTAACATATTTTCAATTATAGTCATTTTTTTGTTAAGAATAAATATTTATAGAGAAAAGATAGATGAAATATAATAGAAAAATTCCTATAACTAGAGTTAACAAGTTTTTTTCACAAGAAGATTTTAATTTAGAAGTTGATTTTGGTAGAGAATGGTTAGAGGGAGATATTAATATTAAAGTAATTTTATTTCAAGTGGATCAAGGTAAATCATTAACTGATGATATATACGGTGAAGCAGGAAGAAATGAAATTAGATTTAAACCTCCTGTTGAGTTGACTGTTAACTTTCAAATGGATACACCTAAGAATGAGGCATACAACCCTAATGGTAGTTTACGCCATTTAGAACATGGTAATATAACTTTTGGTGTCTATCAATCACATTTAGACGAATTAGAAGCAGAAATTAACTACGGTGATTATATTGGATATGCGGAAACGGAAGATAAAATTTCTTATTTCACTGTCTCTAATAATGGAATTATTAATTCTGATAACACTCACACTATTGTGGGATATAAAGGATTTTACAGAACTGTGACATGTGTACCTGTAGATCCAGATGAATTTAATGGTATTTAAATAATATGGGCTTACCTAAAAATTATAGAAAAAATTTAAAGTTTACACCTACACCTGAAGGATTTCAGGCTAGACAAAACATTTTAAATGATATTGCAAATCCTGGTACGTATTTACCTAAAGGTATTTTACATGAAGATATGGATAGGGAATTCATACAATATATGGAAAACGACATAAGTTTAGTCTTAGGTGGTGAAAAAGTACCGGTTATCTTTTTAAGTATACAAAGATGGGCAGAATTTGCTAAAACATGGACATTCTCTGATGAATATAAAAATGTAAAAATGCCGTTTATAACAATAATTAGAAAACCCGATGCACAAACAGGGACTAATTATGCGGGAACATTTAATGTACCAGGTAAACCTACATTTACATATATGAAGATACCTACTTGGGATGGGAATATTAAAAGTTATGATATTTATAAAATCCCACAACCAGTCTCTGTAGATTTAAATTACGAAGTTAGATTGTTTTGTACCCGTATGAGAGACCTTAACATATTAAATAAATTAATGTTAGACTCTTTTTCTGCAGGTGAAAAATATATTAGAGTAAATGGTCACCCAATACCTCTAATGTTAGATAGTATTGGTGATGAAAGTTCTATACAAAATTTAGATGAAAAAAGATACTATGTACAATTATTTAGTATTAAAATGTTAGGGTACTTATTAGACCCACAACAATTTGAGGTTACACCGGCAATTAGTAGGTCAATAAACTTCTTTGAAATAGCGGAAAACGTTCATTATGCTGCATACCAAATAAAAACTAGAGAAGAAGATGAAATTATTGAGTTGAACATATCCTATGAGCCCGGTATAAACATATTCCAATTAACAGTGGAAAATGACGCATTGATTAATAATATATCAATTGAAAATATTAGTAGTTATACAATCACCGTCAATGGTGATGTTAAAACTATACCTTTTGAGGTTAAGTTTGGTGACACCTTAAATATTACAATAACAAAATTAGATGTGGCAAATCCCGCATATGTCTTATTAAGTGGTAATTTACAATGAAAAGAATAGTTAGAAATTATGTAGTAAGAGACCCTAAACCAATTATGAACGCAATAATTGGGGGCATAAATAAATATAAAGCAATTTCAATTACACCATCAGTTGATGGACAATTGATTTTTGAGGAAACTGTGGGTGTTATTATTGGAGATATTGAAAAAACCGAATTATATATAAATGGTGTGAGATATAATCATGGGACAGATTATACAATCGAAAATAATAAATTAATATGGTTAGGTGATTTTGAAATAAAAGTAACTAATAAGATAGTTTTTATTTGTAGATAATTATTTATTCACTATTTCTCCGTAAATATCTTTTTTTGGGATACACCTTTCTTTTATTATTTTTTCCACAAACGCAAACATTTTTAAACCATTTTGTTCACAATAAGTTTTTAATAGTAAGTGAGTTTTCGGTGTTATTTTTAGATTTTTAGTCCTTTTCATAGTTGTTTTTTATATAAGTATGATAAAAGTATGAAAAATGTCTTACTAAATATTACATAATTGAAATAAAACACTTACTTTCAAAAAAAATCGCATATTTATAATTAAAAGTATTAAATAATAAAAATATTAAAATAAAAATTAAATGGCTTCAACAAATAGAATTTTCGTTAGTCCAGGTGTTTTTACATCAGAAAAGGATTTAACATTCGTAACAAGACAAGTAGGGGTTACCACTTTAGGTTTATTAGGGGAAACTCCAAAAGGTCCGGCATTTGAACCAGTATTCATTTCAAACTATGATGAATTTACTTCTTATTTTGGTGGATTAAACCCTGAAAAATACAAAGGTAATGGTTACCCAAAATATGAATTAAATTATGTAGCAAAATCTTTTTTAACACAAACTAACCAATTATATGTTAGTAGAGTATTAGGGTTATCTGGATATAAAGCAGGTAACGCTTGGTGTATTACTTTAGATGCAGCTGCTGATCCATCAACAGAGGCAGTAGCTTCAACTACTACATCTACATTTACTTATAGTGCAAGTACTGGTGGTACACCGGTAACAGTAACATTTGCAAACCCTTTATTACAAGAATTATATGATGAAGGAGAAATTAGTGGTAGTTTTAGTGAATTAGGTACATTAGGAACTGGGGAAACTATTTCTATATCTTCACCAAAATATATAAAAACCGGAAGTGATTTTTCAGGTGCAACTTTTGATTTTACAATTGATGCTACCGGATCGGCTGGTGGTGGTTTTGTCACTGGTAGTTCATCAGGTACTGTAGTTACATATACTGCAACTTCTTATGACATTGATGGTAGTGTTGTTTCTACATTAAGATCAAGAGGTTCTTATGGTGGTGATGAAATATTAGATTTTACTGTAAGTGGTATTACAGATGCTAGTATGACAAATACAGATTCAATTGAAACTGACCCATTTGCAAACTTTACTATTAGTGGTACAACTAGTGGTGGTAATGATTTTGATTATAATGTATCTTTAAGTACATCTAAAAAGAATTATTTACCAAATGTGTTTGGTGTTGGTTCACAAGATAAGGAAACTGAATTATTCGTAGAAGAATTATTCATTAATAGTTTACAGGATTTATATAGTGCTGGTAAGGTTAGAGGGTTAGATACAACTTTCCTTAGAATTAGTGCAGATTCAACAAATAATTTAAATGATTATGAAGAACAATATCAATCAGCGGTTTCACCATATGTATTATCAGAATTAAGAGGTAATAAATTACAAAGATTATTTAGATTTATTACAATTTCTGATGGTAATGCAGCTAACAGAGATATTAAATTTTCAATTATCAATATTAAACCAGATAATAAAACTTTTGATTTAGTAATAAGAAGTTATAGTGATACTGACGCAAACTTAAGTGTTATTGAGAAATTCTCTAGTTTATCATTAGACCCAACAGACAATGGGTTTATTGGTAGAAAAATTGGTACTTCAGATGGAGAATTTCCATTAAGAAGTAGATATATTATGGTAGAAATGGCAACAGACTACCCAACTAATGGTGTACCTGCAGGATTTGAGGGTGTAGAAGTTAGAGATTATATTGGTGATAGAACTGCGGTTATTCCACAAATTGAGTACGCAACTCAATATCCATCACTTAACAATTCACAACTTAGAAAATATTATTTAGGTTTAAATAGTACTATTGGTGTGGATCAAGACTTCTTTGACTATAAAGGTTTAGATGGTGTAACTGGATTACCATTTACTGGTAAAACATCTGGTTTCCATTTAGATGTTAATGCAGAAGGTGCGGAAATATCGGCAGGTGATGATAGTTACGTACCAACACTACAAGTAGGTATTTCAGCATTTACCACAGACGCATCACTTATAGGTGGACCTTACGAAAAATTATCGGCAAGAAAATTCACATTTGCACCATATGGTGGATATGATGGATGGGACATCTATAGATTAGATAGAACTAACACTAACAATTACACTAGAAATGGTAGTAAAGGTAGTGCAGGGTTAACACAAGGGGTATTTAAATCTTATATTACTTCTGAAGGTGATGACGGTATTACTTCTGATTACTATGCGTTCTTAGAAGGTATCTATACTTACAATAATCCTGAAGCGGTTAACATTAATGTTTTTGCAACACCAGGTTTAGACTTAAGAGATCAATCTTCATTAATTGATTCTGCAGTTGATATGGTTGAAAACGATAGAGCGGATTCATTATACGTTATAACTTGTCCTGATACAGATTCAGATGGTACAACAGTATTGACACCAGATGAGGCGGTAGACGTATTAGAAGACTCTGGAATTGATAGTAACTATTCCGCAACTTACTTCCCTTGGTTACAGATGAATGATACTGAGAATAATCAGTATATTTGGTTACCACCAACATTAGAAGTTGTTAGGAATATTGCGTTAACCGATAATGTTGCATTCCCTTGGTTTGCGGCAGCTGGTTTAAACAGAGGTACAACAAACGCTATCAAAGCGAGAACTAAATTAACTTTAGACCAAAGAGATGACTTATATGAAGGTAGAATTAACCCGATGGCAACATTCTCAGATGTAGGTGTTGTAATATGGGGTAACAAAACCTTACAAACTAAGGATACTGCACTTAATAGAATCAACGTTAGAAGATTACTATTACAGGCGAGAAAACTTATTTCAGCAGTATCTATCAGATTGTTATTTGAACAAAATGATGATGTTGTAAGAAACCAATTCCTTTCATTAGTTAATCCAATATTAGATAATATTAGAAAAGAAAGAGGTTTAACTGACTTTAGAGTTGTGTTAGATGACACACCAGAATCTATTGACAGAAATGAATTAAACGGTAGAATATTCATTAAACCAACAAGATCTTTAGAATACATTAGTATTGAATTTAATATTACTAATACTGGTGCATCTTTTGATGATATTTAATCAGAATATAAAATATAAATAAGGTGGGTGTATTCCCACCTTTTTTTTACCCATGAAAATAAAATTAAGTCAATATCAGAAATCGTTACTTTTGGAATTTAAAAAACGAGCATATTCATTTGACTGGGATGATAATATCTTATTTATGCCCACTCAGATATATTTAGAAAAGAAAGTAGGTGACGGTTGGGTTCCTGTTTCTATTTCTACGGAAGAATTTAGGGAAATACGTAACAAAATAGGTACAGATTACAAATATGGTAATGATGATTTATTTTTTTCGTTTAAGGATTTTAGAGATTATGACGCATTTATTAGAGATACAAAAGAAGCATTAAGAAAAAAATCTTTTGGGCCCAGTTTTAATAAGTTTATAGAGGCTTTAGAGTATGGTAATGACTTTTCTATTATAACTGCAAGAGGAAATCCTCCTAAAGCGATAAAAGATGGTATAAAAACCATAATAGATACCATATTTACTGACGAACAAAAAGAAAAAATGTTATCTAACTTAAATGGTGTTACGATTGATGAGTATCTCAATTTACAAGATTATTACCCAGTGACTTCAACAGAATTTATTAATAAGTTTGATGCGGGTGCTAGTGTAAAAAACCCTGAAGTAGGAAAAATGATAGCATTAAAAACTTTTGTAGATAAAGTGGTAAACGCAGTTAAAGAAATAAAAGACGATAAAGACTATAGTGGTATTAGTATTGGTTTCAGTGATGATGATTTAGGTAATGTTGAAAGTGCAGAATTGTATATAGAAAAAGAACTTAAAAATTTATATCCCGATGTAAAATTTTTAGTATATGACACATCTGACCCTAAAAACCCTAAGAAAAAAAGAATTATCATCAAAAAGTAAAATTTTTTTTAAAAACTGAATATTTATAATTAAAGAATAAAAACGACAATATAAAAAAAAGAAATTATGGCAGATTTATTAATGAGAATGCCGGTTCCTTATGAACCATTAAGAAAGAATAGATGGATTCTTAGATTTCCTGACGATTTAGGTATTCAAGAATGGTGGATATCTACGGCAAGTAGACCAAAATATACAAGTGATGAAGTATCAATTCCTTTCTTAAATACTGAAACTTATGTTATCGGTAGATTTAGATGGGAAACTATTTCTGTAACATTTAGAGACCCAATTGGGCCTTCTGCTACACAAGCATTAATGGAATGGGTAAGGTTACACTCTGAATCAGTAACAGGTAGACAAGGATATGCCGCTGGTTATAAAAAGAATGTAGAATTAGAAATGTTAGATCCTACAGGTGTTGTAGTACAGAAATGGATTTTGGAAGGAACTCAATTAAATGACGCTGACTTTGGTGGGTTAGATTATAGTTCTTCTGATTTAGCAGATATAACTTGTACTTTAAGATTTGATAGAGCAATTAACGTATTCTAAATTAACCTCACATATATTATAATTAAAAGTCGCTTTATGCGGCTTTTTCTATGCTTCTAAATATTTATTAAAAAATGCATTTAATGAAAAATAAATTCGATACCATTAAAGAACAATCTAACAGAATAAAATCTTTATTTACTGAAGAAAGATTATATGGTAATTTAGTAAATGAACAAACCGATGAAGAATGTGTTACACAATTACAAACTAAAGGGTATCTTATTACTAAACCTACGGATGTTAGTGGGCAATATAGAACAAAACAATTAAAAAATTGTTTGGAATTAAGAAACGGAAAACCCACAAAAATGGGTCAGGTTTGGAAGTTTATCGAAAGTAGATCAGGTAATAATGTGAAAGTAGAGGTTGATGGTAGTTCAGGTTCTAATTGTAAATTAATTTTAAGTTCTAAATTAAAGTGTGATGGACAAGAAGATACTACCATTGTTTCCATATATGGGGGTACACCATATACTAACACATTTAATTTACAAGTATTATATAATTTTGTTGACTCAGTAAAGTACAACCCATCAAGACTTATAGATGTAGGAATTAATTATTTAAGATATGAAGGATTTATAGAAATTCAAGAAGATGGTAGTGGTAACATAAGAGGTATAGATTATAGAGATTTAAAAATAAATTCAATATATAAAGGTAATGTTAATATTACTGGTGCGTTAGACGTAAACGCAGATTTTACTTCATATGAAGATAATAGTGGAACTACATCTACTTTTAAAGACTTTATTTTTAAACAAAAAAATATTAGTCAAAGTGGTAACTTTGAGAAATTAATTATGGATGATTTTATAGAGTGTGAAAATCATAGAACTGCCACTATTTTAAAAAGGAAAACAGGATATTAAAAATTAAAAGGATGAAAAATTTAAATGAACAAATTTTAAGGATGAAATCTCTAATGGGTGAAAGTAGACTTTATGGTAACTTAGTAGAGGATAAAGTTATGATAAATGAACAATCTTGGGGAAAGAGAATTATTAGAGCCATTGCGGATGCAATACAAGTGGAAAAAAGAGCACTAAATAAAATTAATAAACAAATTGTCGATAATTATGAAAAAGCGTTAAAGGCAGCGGACAGTGGAAACCCAAACGAAGCATTAAAATTATTTAAAAAAAATCAAGATTATATTAATAGTTCTAAAAATAAAGATAATATACAGGACTTATTAAAACTACAACAGAAAAGACTAGGAGATAAATACGATTTTTCTGCAGAAGACGTTCCTAATTTTGTCAATATGTATGTTACAATGCAAAAATTGATTAATGTGTCGTTAGCAAAAGGATGGGACTGGAATCAATCAGTTAAACAATTTGAAAAATCATTAGGTTTATCTAAAGAGCATGCCGATGCGGCAATATTAATTGTATTACATAATAAACCGAAATTAAGAAAAAGATTAAGATATGCGCTAGATGATAGTGATTTATTAAAAAGAAAAGACGTGATTACTAACCCTGACTTAAACAAGGGTAGTAAAATTTTTAACATAACCGCAGAAAATGCTTGGGAATTGACACGGAAAAACCTTGATTCTGATTGGATTAAATTATCTAAGAAGTTTGATGATGTTCTAGAGGATATTGATTATAAGCAAATATCTAAGGAGGTTTCCGATAGTAGTGAAAATATTCTTAAAAGGATTGAGAATGCGTTGGACTGGAAGAAATTAGGTAATACGATAGCTAAAGTGAGTCTTTGGTATCCACTAGTAGTAGGTGCAAGAATATTCAAATTTTTATTCATTTACGCAAGAATACCAAGGGCGGCTAAATTTTTTGATGATTTAGGTTTGGGATCGGTGTCTAAAATATTAGGTAGTATTCCTTTTTTCTCTACAATGTATTCGTCATATTGGGCTTGGGTATTCTATCAACATAATAAAAATATCAAATGTGATGGAAATGGTTGTCATAGCATAGCAGCAGAAAAAGAGGAAGGTAGATCTAAAGAAGAAGATTTTTGGGTAGAGAATAGGTGGAAATTTGCGGGAATGGTTGCAATGGAATGGCTTAATAATCACCCCTATAAACTATTTGCAGAATTTTCGGCACCTTATACCGGATTAGATATCCCTTTTCGTGCAGCCAAAATGGATTTAGAAGATTTAGAGAAAGTGATAAAACAAAAATTTATTAATAGTACTATGTGTTGTCCTAAATCAGAATTGAAGCCAGTTGAGGGTGTTCCCGATGATGAAGCAATAAAGAATAAAATATGGAATGAAAAATTTGCACATGAGGGATGTGAGAAATTAAATAATCCGGGATTTGGATGTAAGTTTCCAGATGGAAAACCAACATGTGAAGAATTATACAAAGTACTTATAGATCCAAAAACATCTCAAGAAATGTTTATAGAACTTAACAAAAAAAATGGTATGGGTAATGGTAGAGCAAATTATTTGACACGAATTATGGAAAAGCAGTTTAACCCATTTGGGTTATCAGAGGATGAGGAAATAACCCCTACTAGTGGGCCAAAAGGGTTGGCGTTTTTTATTCAAAATACTATTTCTGAAAAAACAATTTGTGATTATGTGAAAACTGATAAGTTACCTGTGAAAAAATATCAAAAAGAAATAGATGAGTTATTAGCAAACAAAATGGAAAATGTGGATCCTAATGACTATATTGAAGAAAAAATTATAGTAATTAATTATGGACCAGTTCAGGACACATATGATATAGTTACCAGTAATATTAAAAGTGGGAAATTAGATTGTGAGGATTGGAAAAATTCTGCTTATGTAGGTAACAAAAAAACACATAGTGAAGAAGAAAAGAATAATATAAAAGATGCTTTGAAGTCTTACGATACTTTCAGTGAATATTATTGTGAGTATATGACTAAAAAAGCTGGGACAACAAAAGAAGGTAAAGAAGTATTTAGAATGAAAGATTGTATTAAAGCAGTAGAAGGTGCATGTGAAGGAACACCCTTTGACAGTCTATTTAACGAAAAAACTATAGAAGATGAATTTGGTGGATAAAAAAATAATTATAATTACAGAGTCTCAATATAATAGATTGTTCTTAGAACAAACTGCATACACAAGACATTTAGATAGAGCATATTCTACTTATGATGGTGCAGTTAAACAAATGGACGCAAATAGAGAAGTTGTTGAATTTATAGGTCATATTTGGGATAATTATAAACATGAAATTATAGATGTGGCAGCTATTGTGGTATTAGCTATACCGGTGGCTGGGCCATTCATTTCAATAGGTTTAGAATTAGCCAATGCAGGATTATATTTTGCAGAAGGTGATGAAGTAATGGGTGGATTATCTGCATTATTAGCAGTTGTACCTGGAGGAATGATTGCAAGGAGAGCATTAAAGAAATCGGGTATAGTAAAACAAATTGATAATGTAACTGAATGGATGTTGAAACAACAAAAAGCAGGAAAAACAGTTACGAAAGAACATATAGAAAAAAAATTAAGGAAAGAATTAAGTGAAAAAACTATAAAAAATAATGATAAACTAATTAAAAATTATTTTGATGAGGTATTACCAACACTAACTAAAGGGACTGCTAAAAAACACGCCGCCAAATTACAGAAGTTAATAAATAAAACACAAGGATATTGGAAAGATTTTGTATCAAACGAAAAATTGTTTAAAAAATTCTTACTTGCGAATAATGATAGTACTTATAAAGCATATATTGCGTATCTTAGAAGTGTTAGTATGAATGAGTCTTTTTGGGGTATGGCAATATATTCATTATTAATGGCTTTTGGTGATGATGTTGTAACCTTTGTTATTGAAGAATCTCCGTATGTACAAAAAAAACTTAAGGATTGGAAAAAATCAAGATTAGAAGATGACGCTAAAAGAGGTAATATTAGTAGTATCGTTAGGAATGACGGTTATCCATGGAAAGAAACTAAAGAAATGTTTATGTCGGATGGTTCTGCAGAAGATAATAAACTTTTAAAAGGTGCGTGGAAGGCTGGTTGGAGACCTGATTCCGGAAAATTTGTACCTCAAGAATTCTGGACAGATTCTTATAGAAAAATGATAGAAGAAAAGGCGAGTTCTTTAGATAATTTTAACTTTAATAGAGAAGATGATACCTTAATGATGGATAAGTATAACACCATTGATCAAAATGTTTTAGACTCAATGTTAGATTTATAATTATTTTAAAATTAATGTATTACTATTAGGTAAAATTAAACCTACATCCTTTTTTCCTTGACGAGGTACTATTATTTCGTCTTCTTTAATTTTAGAATATTTCATATTATTATTCTTAGTTTTAATCTTCAATTCAATATCAATAAAAGATAATTCATGTTTAATTTTATTGTACCCACTAATTACTATATTAGGTGATAAAGAATAAACAATGAAGATAATAAGTGCGATTTTTCCAATAGTTCTCATAGTTATTTGATTTTGATATTACTAAATTACAAAAAATTTTTTAAACTACCAAATAATTCATTAAAAACTTTAATTTTTAATATTTATTAGTATATTAAGTTTAAAATAAAGTTTTATGGAAAATCAACATATACCTCAAGTAGATCCTACTTACGTACCATCAGAATATCAAGTTCCCTATGACGTAATAGATTTACCTTCTCAAGGGTTATTATACCCTAATAAAAAATCTACAGTAAAAGTAGAGTATTTAACTGCGTTTGATGAAACTGTTTTATCTTCACCAAATATTTCATCCAATGGTGGAATAATGGATATATTAATAGAAAGAAAAGTTAAAGAATTAGGTTTTAACCCATTAGATTTATTATATAGTGATAGAGTAGCAATATTATTATATTTAAGAACCACTGCGTTTGGTCCGGAATATACACAATTAGTTTATAACGATAGTACCGAAAAATTAGAAGAAGGGGTGATAGACCTTTCTCAATTAAAACAAAAAAAATTAACAGTTAAACCAGACGAAGATGGTTTATTTGATTTTACTTTACCCCAAAGTGGTAAAACTATTAAATTTAGATTTTTAACGGGTAGAGATGAAAAAGATATAGACGTTTTAGATAAAAACTATATGGAAAAAAATAAAACAGATATTTCTAATCGTTTATTTTTTAGGTTAGAAAAACAAGTTATGTCCATAAACGGTGAAACTGACAAAATAAGAATATCTAATATATTAAAAAATCTTTCAATTATTGATTCGAGAAAACTTAGAAAATATATTGGCGATATTGAACCAGGAATAGACTTCGAAACAGAAGCACGGATGCCGGGGGGAGCGTCCGTGAGTTGCTTTCTTAGATTTAACACATCTTTTTTCTTTCCTGAACTCTGAGTACTTAATTACAGTACATAAACATTCGGGATTTTTGAGTAAATATTATAACTTTAGTTATAGTGATATTATGAAAATGCCTACTTTTTCTAGAATTATGTTTATACAACAAGCTACTCAAGAAATAGAAAAAACAAAAGAAAATAAAAAATAATGATATTTATTAATAAAAGTATATTATGACAAAATTTTCTAATAAAGATATTAAAGATATTATTGCACTCTTAGATGAACAAATAGATTTAAAAGAGCAAAGAAAAAGATTTAAACTTGGTTATAGTGAAACCCCAAGCACAAAACAAAGTAAGGATGCTGAAGATTATGTACAAAGTCATGGTATAGATTCCGGAATAGACAAAGCCGCATCGGACATACAAAGTGCATATGGGGATATAAAAAGTAAATTAGGTAAATTTAAAAGGATTAAGGGTAATGATAATGTAAATACTAGTAGTAAATCACAGAGTAATGCTAGTAAATTTAAAGAGGTACAAGGGGGTAGAGAATTTAAAATAGAATGGAGTGCCATTGACAATGGTAGTAGTGCGGTTAATTTAACTGCAGATAATAAAAATGCTACCTTACAAGCCTCTGGTGGGGCGTCAGGTAAATTTAAACCTTTAGAAGTTAGTAATAATGCTTTAAAATGTGAAGGGACTGGAGGTCAAACAGATAATAATTTTTGGTTAATTTCATTCACCAATGAAGTAGAAAACGCACAAAATAATAATGGTAAAATTACATTATTAGAAGATAGGGCGGGTAATATTCGTAGTAATACTATTGATTGGGCAGGTAAAATAACTACTTAAACATAATATAAAAAAAGTAAAATGCCTACATCAGACGAGTTAAATAAGCAGTTAGAGGTAATGAAAAAACAAACTTCTGAGTTAAATACTCAAGAAAGTTATTACAATTCAATTAAAGGTGTATCTGATGAAACAAGAAGAGGTATAGAAGAATCTATACAAAAATCTAACGCTATGTTAAAAGCGTTAAAAGATGAAGCAGAGACACTATCTGGTGCCGCAAAAACCGCAAAACTAGAACAGATTGATCTTTTAGAAAAACAAAGAGATGAATTATCAAAATTAAATAAAGAATATAGAAAACAATACACAATTGTAGGTAGAATAAGGGGTGAATTCGCAGCACAACGCACAGAATCATTAGATTTTGTTAAAACACAAGCTGCGTTATTTAATTATTCAGAAAAAATTGCACATGAATATAGAGATATTGCGAGAGATGTAGGGTTAACTAGGGATCAAGCACATGGTGTAGGAGTTGCCTTTAGAGCTGCTTTACCTGAAGTTTTAGCTATGGGTGGTGAAATGTCTGATATCACTAATTTATATGAAAAATTTATGGAACAGAGTGGTAGATTAAGATTTTTCAGTGAAGAAGATATTATTATCATGGATTCTATGTCTAGGGCAACTAAATTAATGCCAACCGAGATAGCATCAATGGCAGAAACATTTGATTTAATGGGTCAGAGTGTAGAAACGATGAATGAAAGTATTGTAGATGTATTTGACGCATCACAAAAAGCAGGATTAAATTCAACAAAAGTTATAAAAACATTACAATCAAATATTAAACAAATGAGTTCGTTTTCTTTTGTTAATGGGGTTAGAGGAATGACTGAAATGGCAAGACAAGCGGTTAAAATGAGGATTGAGGTTAGTGATGTATTATCTATGGCAGATAAATTTTATCAACCAGAAGCTGCAATTGAAGCAGCAGCTAATTTACAAATGTTAGGGGGAGATATTGCTAAGGCATTTGGTGACCCATTTGAAACTATGTATTTGGCTAGAAACAAACCAGAGGAGCTAGCTAAAAGACTACAAACTATGACAGAAAATATGTTACAGTTTAACGAACAATCTGGTGAATTCGAATTACCTGCAGAAGCAAGAATGCAATTAAAAGCGGCTGGTGATCAATTAGGTATTAATGTTGATAAAATGACCGAAATGGCTCGTCAATCATCTAAAATAAGTAAAATTAAGATGAATATTGAGGGTAATGCTTTTGATGAAGAAGTTAGAGAGGGTATTGCAGGAATGGCTAAAATGAAAGATGGGAAGTGGGTAGTAGATTTTTCATCACCTACAGGTGAAAAAATGGAGATTGACATTAGAAATACTGATCAGTTAAGAGAGGCGGTAGATCAAGGGTTATTAGATACTCAAAAAAGTGATAGTGATTTATTCAGAGATATTGCAATGAATACGCAAACAATGTCTGAAAGAATGACTAGTATGGGGGAAGCAACTCGTGCTACTGCAGTACAAGCAACTGATTTTCATCAAATTTTTGAGGAAGCGTTAGGACCACAAATAGAAAAAATGGAAAAGGAAACTCAAAAAATGGTTTCAGGTATAATGAGTACTTACAACCCTAATGTAATGGCGAATGAAGGGTTAGTGGCATTACAAGATTGGGCACAAGGATTAACTACTATGGATCCTAGTACACTTAATATTAATTTAAATAATGGTATGAATTTACCTAATGGTGGTGGTGGAGGTGGAGGATTAAATTTACCATCTAATACTAACTTAACACCACAACAAATTCAAGAAATGAATGAAGTTTCATATAACGGACAATTAGATATAAATCTTAATATTGGGGGTCAGTTAGCTTCTGCATTTAATACGCCAGAAATTAAAAATATGATTGGTGCTGAGGTTAATAAAGTACTTTCCAATGGTTTGGAAGTAGTAACAGACGGATCAAATATCAATGTAGTTTTAACTACCTAAAAAATATTTCACTTTTTTTATTATTTACTATTGACTTTTTGGTGAAAAAAAATTATCTTGGACCGCGAACAACAATTATAAAAATATATAAATAAATAATAATTATTAAAACTAGAACAAATATAATAAATTATCTAGTAATAATCTATTAATTATATATAATATATAATTTTATTTTCCTGAAATTTCTTGTTTAAATATTTATATAGAAAGAATATTTATGCCTGGAATTTTAAACGAGACATTATACACAACAAGTTTTGGAGTTTTAAGTACAGAAGACCTAAGAACAGAGTTACTTAAAAGAAATTTACCACCACCGGTTAATAGAACTTTAGAACAAGGTGGATTAACTTCCCAACTTGAAGATATTGGGAAAGTTATAAATATTCCTGTTGGTGGAACACAAAATGAAAATAACGTAATATCTTATAATGAAGATGAAAATATTATAACTCAAGGTGAAATTTATAGAGACACACAAAATGTTAATAATAATAGATTTATACCTGAAAGAGACGAGTATAATGAATACGGTGTAAATACACCATCAGAACCTTATCCTAATTCAGGAGAAAAAGACAGGTTACCTTATCCAACAAATTCAAATATAGATAGTTTTAGTTTATTAAGTACTGGTGACAATACATATGTGTCTTTTCCATTCAATGTAATTGATAAAATTTCTAAATTAACTTTCAATAATGAAAGTTCTTTAGGGATTATAGGGGCAAACTCCTTAAGAACAAATGTAATAGCAAAAACTGCACAAATAGAAGAAAAAATGTCTAGTGATTTAAATAAATTTGCTATTACTTATTTCCAACCACCCGAAAATGAGGCAAATGAATTCCAAAATAGGATGAGAGGTGAACCATTAGTAGAAAATAGTTTACCAAACGAAGCGGTAGGTTGGCAAGAATATAATAGACTAAATAAAACAAATAAATTAGGTAATATTTCAACAGGTAATCAAACAAACCCTGTATTATCCACCGAACAAAGAAATAATAAATTAATTGAAAGTACGGGAATAAATCAAACTACGTTTTTATTTAACGCGTTAGGTTTGAATTTATATGTACCATCTTATACAGATAGAAGATTATCAGATACCTCAAATGCGGGTACAAATAGTAGATATTATATTGGAAGTGAGAGAAGTACTAATAGAGGAAGTAAAATAGTAACTAATTTTACTGCAGATGAATTTAACGGTGCTGACGGAGTTCAATCAGAGCAAGTGGGGCAAACTACCGTAAATGAAGATTTCTATTGGGAATTCAAAGATAATAACGATTTTAACAATAAAACTATCTTATCTGAGACACAAAATTTAGTAAATAATTTTCCAGATGATGTTTTTATTGATCAAACTAAAAAATATTTTAAAGATAAAGTTAAAGGTAGGTTAATAAGTAGAGGTAATGCTATTAGTAGTGAATCTTTTGAATCTGCAATACAAAACGGTAAATTTTGTAGGGTTTGGACACCAGATAACCCTTATAAGTATAGTAATGCAATAAGAAAAAGTGGTCTATTTAGTTCTGACGATGTATCTAAACCTGGATTTTCTGTATCATCAGATAACGCTTCATTAAGTGTCTTAGGTAGTAATGGTATGGTTAAATCCTACCCAACTGCAATCGATAGGACAACAACTTTTAAAAAATATATGTTATCTATAGAAAATTTAGCGTGGGCAGATAATTTAGCAGATTTAAGTTTAGATGAAATTGGACCTGGTGACCCTTTAAGTAGAAATAAAGGTAGAATTATGTGGTTTCCTCCTTATGATTTAGGATTTGATGAAAGTTTAAGTGCAAATTGGACTAAAACTGATTTTATTGGTAGGGGTGAACCAGTTTATACTTATAATAATTCTACAAGGACTGGACAATTAAAATTTAAAATTTTAGTTGATCATCCTAGAGTAGTTAATGCATATAGAGGAAGACGAACAAATGAAATAGAAAGATTTTTCGCTGGTTGTATTTCTCCTGAAGAATTTTTGGATTTATTAGATAATAGTCAAGGTGTGAGTGAGTCCACTAAAAGTGATATAGAAAAAAAATTAAACTTACAAATACAACAATCTACTTCTACAAATTATAGTGCTAGTGAAAAATATACTTTACCATTTGAAGAGAACATAAGTAGTGGTGTAACTATAGACAGTGGAAGTATAACATCATTTTTAAACCAACAAAAAAATAGTGATAAATCTGTTAAAATTATTGTTAATGGTTATGCATCTCAAGATGAAACTAACCCTAACGTTTTAGCAAAAAATAGGGCAGCAGATATTAAATCACAAGTAGAAGTTATAGTTAAAGGTATCAGTAACATAACTTACACCATAGTTAGTTCTTCTAAAGTAATTGACATTAGTGGTGACCCTAATAGTAGGAGAGTAGATTTAAAAATTAGTTATGATGCAGTAGGTGATAGTACTGCACAACATAAATCTACAGAGGTAGATAGTAATTTAGTTACTTTACCTTTAGATTCTCAGATAGTAGATAACTTAAGGATTGATGAAACAAGGTATTTTGACTTTATTGGTGAAGAGTATCCTGAATATTTTGAAACAATATCTGAAAAAATAAAATATTTTCATCCTGGTTTTCACTCTACTACACCCGAAGGATTAAACACAAGGACAACCTTTTTACAACAATGTGTTAGACAGGGTCCTAGTGTATATGATAAAAATGATTCTACTGGTATAAAACCACAAAACTTAGCCTTTGGTAGACCACCTGTATGTATATTAAGAATTGGTGATTATATCAACACTAAAATATGTATAAATAGTGTTAATATTACATATAATGCCGGTTCTTCTCCACAATGGGACTTAAACCCTGAAGGTATAGGGGTACAACCTATGATGGCAGATGTAACTTTATCTATAGATATAATAGGGGGTCAATCTTTACAAGGTCCAATAAGTAGACTACAAAATGCATTATCATTTAATTATTATGCTAATACTGAAATGTATGAAAGGAGAAGTGATCAATTGGAGGTAGATGCATTTATTGGTGCGAGAATTATAAACGGTAGAAGTAGTTTATTTAATGAATTATTACCTGGTGTTGCTAATGCTGCACAAAAACTATCATTATTAGGTGATTCCCCTAAAAATACTTTAAAACAAGAAGTACCACTTAATCAAATGGACGAAAATAATAATCCAACAAACTTTAATCAACCTAGTATACCTACCGATACAATAGTTATTAATATAAATGGCGTTAACCAATCAGTGGTGGTGGAAACAATACTTAATGGTAGTTTAAGACCTTTAAATGATCCAATTAGAGTAATTATTACAGACAGTTTAACAGATATAATACATAAAGATGAATCATACACTAGTGCAAGTAATACAATATCTTTAGCAGGTATTCCTACATTTAGTCAATCTTTCATTAAATCAGCACAAATAGTAGATTTACAAAACCAAACTACTACATTGGAAGCTGAATACGATTCATTAAATAACAATAGTGCGTATAATATCAATAGAAAATCAGAAATACAATCGGAAATAAGTACCATTAGTAAAGAAATTTCTAGTTTAAACTCACAAATAACAAATGCAAATGTGAGAGTGATTTATAATTTAGATGGTGAAGAATTATCTAGAACCCAATCATTTACTATTAGTGAAAATAAATTAATATAAAGAATATGAGTACGGAATATTATAATAGATATCAAAAATTTAACTTCAACGGTAAATACCAACCTTTACCTTTTATAAAGATAGAACCTAAATCAACTGATAAAAGTGTTCTCTATCGACAACAAAAAGATAGGATGGATAAATTAAGTTTAGAATATTATGGTAATCCATATCATGGGTGGTTAATTATGTTGGCTAATCCACAATACGGTGGTGTAGAAGAAGATATACCAAATAACGAAATTATAAGAATACCGTTTCCTTTTAAAGATAGTTTGCAACAATATATTAGTGAAGTTCAAAAGTATCAGAGGTTAAATGGTACACAATAAATTTATTAATAATGCCTGAAAAAAGTAATGATGTAAAAGTAGAAACTAAAGGGGCAGGATTATTTTTAGTTGATCCTAATCCTTCTGGTAGAAATGTTGTTCCTGTAGAGGATATGTTTATTTATGTAAAACTAACCGCAACAGAACGTAGTAGAGGGGTCGTAACTTTAGCGCAAAATGATAATGAATTTGATGAGAGTAGATTTGGGGAGATAGATTTTATTGCAACTGAAGTCAAATATGATACTTCAGGACAACCTCAAAAAGATATTATGGGGGATGTAAAATCATATGCAACCACAAATTATACACAAATAGGGGGGATACAAAATAGTTTTGGTAGTGGTTTATTAGAAGGTTTTGGTATTACAAGTATTAACATAAAATATAATACGAGTTTAGTTCCTCAAGTGGATATTGATTTTACGGATTTAAGGGGGAGTGGTTTATTTGATGTTATAGAACAAGATAATAGAAAATCTCCTTATAGTATATTTTTTAAAATGCCTTACCCTATATTTAGTTTAACCATTAAAGGGTATTTTGGGAAACCTGTTGAATATTGTTTAAATATGGTTAATTGGACTTCTAAGTTTGATCCAGGTACAGGTAATTTTAATATATCTGCTAATTTTGTTGGTTTCCAACAAGCATTTTTAGCGGATTTAACAATGGGTGACATTATTGGTGTAGTAAATACAGATGAAGGGGCACAAAATTTAAAAAAACTTAATTTAAAGGTAGGTACATTAGATAGTGATACTAATCAATTAACCCAACAAAGAGATATCCCAACACCATCGTTGGATGAGTTCATTAAAAAATTAAGCAAATTACAAATAGATTTAGAAAAGTTAAAAGCTAATAGTGAAAAATATAAAGAATTAACTATATTAAACACTCAACAGAACAAATTAGAGGATATTAGAGATTTTATTGGGAGACCAATTAGAAAAGATAATAGTGAGACAAGTAATAGTATAAATCAAACTGAATATTCTAAACAATTAAATGATCCAGAAGTGGTATCAACTAGTTCAGTTAAAAATGTCAATTTAAATAAATTTAAAAATTATTTGTCTATAAGAGATATATTATTTTTTAAGACCCCAATAAGAGATGAAGTTGATTTATATATGAAAGATTTATATGATAAATTAGAATCTTATAAAATATTTTATATTGAAAATAAAACTAAATTAGATAATAATGATAAAATAGTACAGGGTAATTCATTAAATCCGTCAGTTTTCCCTATCACACAAACTAACAACTCTACTAGCGTAGACTACCAACCATTAATAATACAATTTAGTGGTTCAAACAATAAAGGGGATATAGGTTTAGAAAATTTTATTGATGAACTTAGAAGAAGCAATAGTATTTTACTAGATAATAACCCAACTACCTTAAAAAAGGTTAATAATAATTTTTCTCTTTCTGCAGTTACACTCACAGAATTTTCTAGCGATGATGAAGTAAATGGTGCAAAGGGTAATAAAAATAGTGAGTTTACCAATACAACACAAGGTTTCCCTGTGGATTTTAGGGCAATGAGAATGTGGGTAAATGATATGTTAATTAATTTAAAAGGTAGAAAAGAAGTTTTAGAACAACAAACTATTGATGAGTTAAATGAAAAATTATCTAAAGAATTGGGTTTTAGTCCGACTATCGGTACAGTCTTTGAAATTTTATGTAATAACGCACAAGCGTTTTTAAATACGGTGTATGGGGTTGCAAAAAAAGCGGAAAATAGACAAAAACAGAGACAAAAATCTTTAAAAAAGGTACAACCTGAAACGGATTTACAAACTAAAGAAAAAAATAATTTTAGTAGTCAAACAATATATGCATTCCCTTCAATTTTTATAGAAGAAAATGGTGGATTTGTTGAAAAGTATATAGGTTCTAAAGACGTTTTTGAAGATACGGATACAGATGCTAAGTTTGCCTTTCCTGAAATAGACTTTATTGAAAAAATTGTTTTAGCAATTACTGAAAGTGAACCACAAATACAAAACATAACTCAAAATTTAAGTAAATCTAAAATAAATGATCCTAATACTGATACAAATAATTGGATACCCATAAACCCAATAGATTTTTCTATAAACCCATTTTTATCATTAAATACCAATAATGCATCTTCAGGTGATAAAGTGTTAAAGACTAATTTTATTAAAATTTTGGTGGAAAGATATATAATTCTAAATAATTACTCTAAATATTCTAACGTTAAATCTTATGCAAAATGGGATGCATTATTAGCAAATAAATCTTTATTGGACGATAGAGTTAGGAATTTTTTATATACATTTTTAAAAGAAGAAACCGATATATTAAACACTTATTGGGAAAATAATTTAGATGATATAGAAATAAGTGGTTTAAAAATAGGGGGTGTAGGTACAGATGATTTACAATATTTAGTTATTGAAGACAGTAATTTAGGTAATAATATTTTGGAAAATAATATAACGGTATCAAAAGATATATCAGATACCACTGATTATAAAACTCAATTTATTGATGATAGAGTAACTAATGACTCCCAAAATAACTATAGTTATTGGAGTAATACTAATTTTAATTATTTTAGTAATCAAGCTTATAATTGTTGGTTTAAAAAAGTATCTGAAAGATTGAAATCTAATTTAACTGAAGGGACTAGTGCTTTTGATATTGTTGGTAATGATATAACACTGATTGATGGTGGTGTTAACCCCATTAAAAATCCTGGTGTAAGTACACCCATACCAACTGAGTGGATTAATATATATTCTAAAAATGATAATGGTGGTAGTATTGAATTGGAAAGATATTTAAGTGATACGGACTTTTATGCAAACCAATCTGAAAATGGTAAGGCATTATTATTATTATCGACATTACCATTTCAAATCTTTAGTGTATTAGAATTACCTACTATTTCTACCATTATGAATTTACCGCAACATTATTTATTATTTATTGGTGGTACATTATGGAGATATAACCAATCGACTAACACTTCTGACCCAATAGATTGGGCTAAATGGGAAGGTGGGACACCACCCCCTAATGGTAGTGAATATATATCTGCAGGTTGGGTGACTAGCACAAGTCAAACTAGGGGTGCAATAGAAGATAGTTTAGTGAACTTACCTACCACAACAAAACAAGTCCTTATTAATTATTTCACTAATTGGGTGAGTTCAGGTGAATACAATGATTTCAAAAACACGGTAATTAATTATAGTAAAGAAGAAGACATAGCAGCTAAGTTTGATGTTGGTACAACTTTAGCATCTACATTAAGTACTACTAAATTTTTAATTGTGTTGGCACCTGATGTCTTTAACCTTACCCCTAATCAAATTATAGATTTAAATATAGATGGTTTTAGTGTATATTTTGAAAATTTTAAAAAGGCGTTTAAAGGACAAATAGGAAATGAAAATAGTACTACAAATATAAATGAAAATTTAAATACTAAAACAAAAAATTTAAATGAGGTTAAACAAAGCGCTTACAACAGTATAAAGAATGTGTATGATAGATGGATTGCAGGTAGTACGGATGGTGATATAGCCTATAATGCTTGTGGTACACCTAATAGAGATTTATTTGATTATTTTCGTTTTATTGATAGAGGTTTTAATGACATTGGTAGTAAAGCAATAATAAACTTACAAAGTGTTATCTCTTTAAGTGAAAATATGACAACTAATTTATATTTTTATATGTCCAATATTCTAAGACACAGTAATTTCTTATTTCAAATAATGCCAAATTATATAAATTATAAAGATCCTGAAGAAATATCGGATATGTTTAAACCTATAACAAATGTTAGTGAAAGAAATACTAGTAGTGGGCCAACTTATTTATGTATATATGCAGGAGGTGCATCACAAGTTTTAAATATAGATGAAAAAAGTAGGTATACTTTTAAAAATGATGGATTTAGTTTAGATTTACCACCAACAGACATTGCATCTAAAAAAACAACTAATGGTGAAGATTTTAATTTAGTTGCATTTAGAGTTGCATTTGGTGCTGAAAATCAGACAGTTTTTAAAAGTGTTTCTTTAAATCAACAAGAACATAAAGATACTAGTGAATATTTCGCAACATTAACAGACTTAATCGATAAGAGGGGTGGTACTAATAGGTCATATCAAGGAACAGATTTATATAAGATGTTTAGGGCTAGATCTTATACGTGTAATGTGGAAGCATTAGGATGTATGAATATACAACCAATGATGTACTTTCAATTAGATAATGTACCATTTTTTGATGGGGCATATATGATTTTAAATGTAACACATAATATTTCACCAAATCATATGACAACTTCTTTTACGGGAGTAAGACAAAGTAAGTATTTAACACCTGTAGTAGATAAGATGACAACCTTTTTAGATATTAGTTTAGATGAAAGTTTAGATGTTGAACCTATTAATTCTCAATCTTTAGTTCAAAGAGAAATTAATTATAATACTGGTATAGTTGAAGATAATTCACCTAATGGTCCTTTTGATTTCACACAAATAAATGAAGGTACATTAAGTGATATTGGGGTAACTAATATAAATAATGGGACTTCTTTACAACTAGTTAATTCATTAAAAAGTGTATCCAATAGTGATATTACTACTAATTCACAATTTACTATGTTTTTAGCCGCTAGTCTTACTTATTCTAATAATTTCTCAAAATCTGTGGAAGTATGGAATGATAAAAATTCTGCGGCAGGTAAGGAAATATATGTTGCAGAAAATAATCCTTATGGGAATAGAAATTTAGAGGATGCATATACTTTTAGAAAAAGGGGTTTTATACCCATTGTTGGTAGAGACCAATATACTAGATTTTCTAATGATACTAAAATACCATTAGATCAACTTACTGGAGATACAATATCAGTAGCACACGCAGTAAAAATTTCAGAGTGGAGATGGCAGAATTATCCCTACAGTAATAGTTATCATAATCAATCAGAAGTCGCAAAACTAACAAAACAAAAAACTAACATTACCGAGACAGAAGAAATTAATAAAATAGATAAAGAAATAAATGTTTTAAATGGTCAAGAAGATGATATGTTAACTAGCATTAAAAATTATCCACCTTCAGTTTGGGCTAATGGTGGTTATGCTAGTAATTATTCTGAAGTATTAAATACCTTAACAACTAAAGAAGGGTCTAATATAAGTAAGGGCTTTGATAATTTTGCTACTGTTTTAAGTGTATTTTCTAATGAAGGAGAAGAATTATTGGGTGTAACTACAGGTGGTGTTAAGGCAGATCTTAAAAAAGGTAATTTATATGCATCTAAAGACACCAAAGAAATTTTAGAAGAAAAAAATAATATATCAAGCACCCAAAATACCTTATCAACAAATACTTTGGCGGGTATTACTTAACTTTTTAAAAAAAAATTACTATATTTGTGATATGTTTATAGGTAATATAGTTACACAAAAGGAATTTTCTGATAAAAGATATAATATATGTAAATCTTATAAAGAGGTTAATAAGATACTCCCCACTTTAATAATTGGGTGGAAAAACGTTAAAGATATTTTTGGGGAAGATAATGTTTCTATATTAAATAAAAAAATAAATGAAAATACGTTTTGGACTTTCG